GGCCCAGTGGTGTAGTGGTTATCATTCAGGACTTTCGATCCTGAGACGAGAGTTCGATCCTCTCCTGGGCTATTCGGCTTGGTGGTGGAATTAGGCAGACACGCTGGTTTCAAACACCAGTGCCTTCGGGCGTGAGGGTTCGATTCCCTCCTAAGCCATTAGCGGCCCAGTGGTGTAGTGGCTAACATTGATGGTTCTCAGCCATCAGCCGAGAGTTCGATCCTCTCCTGGGCTAATGAAAAGTGAATAAGCATAGGCAGTAAGAGTCTGAGAATCTCAGGGGAGGTCGCCTGCTTACGTAAGGGCCAAACCTCCAGCGCGACGCAACGCGACTGAGATGATCAGGTGACGTCACTGAAAAACCACCCCTTGCAGGAGAGCCATGCATGCAGCCATCGGCGTCGATGGGGCTCGATGAGTGTAAGTGTGTAGACTAGGTGGGAGTCACTGTCTATGTAGTGACGCGCTGTAGCTCAACTGGTTAGAGCACCGGATTGTCGATCCGAAGGTTGGGAGTTCGAGTCTCCCCAGCGTGATTACGCCGACTAGCTCAATTGCGTAGAGTGCCTGTCTTACACACAGGTGGTTCTTGGTTCGAGTCCAAGGTCGGTGATTGAATAGGACTATGGTGAAAATGGATATCATGCGCGGCTACGAACCGCGCGTTGTGGGTTCGAGTCCTGCTAGTCCTGTTGTGATTGAGCACCGTAAAGGGATGAGAATCGTCTGGTATGCTACCCGAAAGGATGAACCCCAGACAGCTTAGTCACATATGGGCGCGTAGCTCAATTGGGAGAGCACCTGCTTTGCACGCAGGGGGTTGTGGGTTCGAGTCCCATCGCGGTCCATTAGGGGAATGTAGCTCAGTTGGAAGAGCGTTGGTGTGAAGTACCAAGCGTCGGAGGTTCGAGTCCTCCCATTCCCATTGAAGGCCCTGTAGCCCAATTGGCAGAGGCGGCTGGCTTAGAACCAGTCTAGTGTGGGTTCGACTCCCACTGGGGTCATTGCTTCTGGAAACCGTTTGAAGTGGTGAATTCTGGCAGTCCACGAAAGCTGACGAGCTTACGGTTGCGAATGGGTAGCGGTAGTGAAGCCCTAGGACAGAGCACATAGCAGGTCACACTGGAGAGTACTCTAAGGTGTGGCAAGCCAAGTCCAGAAGCAAACGCCAGCGTAGACTGCTAAGGAGGCGGCTCAGGCTGTAACCCTGATCCTCGTAAAGAGGCCGAGTGGGTTCGATACCCTCAGCTGGCATTGAAAGGAGAATTGATATGGGGCAGATTATAGCTTTGTGTTGTTGCTTTCTTTTTGGTTGGTTTTTTGGTGATCTGATTAAGCGCCGGTAGCCCAACGGCAGAGGCATCCGGTTTAAGCCCGGTTCAGTGGTGGTTCGAATCCACTCCGGTGCAATGAGGGGAGATTGATATGAGTGAGCTTCAAAGGGCAATGGAAAGTGATTTAGATTACTGGTACGGTTCAAATGAAGTTGACTTTGGTGACGTCCACAGTGTGGATGTGATGTTTCCTGGAGCTGTGGAGTTGTTGGTCCTTGAGTATGGACATGCAATGACAAGGGATCAAATTGAAGCAGTCTTCCAAGAGTGGACTAGTAAGCGATGACCAAGTGTCCGAATGGCCTTAGGTAGCCGGTTGCAACCCGGCTTATGTGGGTTCGAATCCCACCTTGGTCTTGAGTCCCCTGTAGCTCAGTTGGTAGAGCTTCGGACTGTTAATCCGAGTATGCGAAGGTTCGAGTCCTTCCGGGGGAGTTGTGTTCGTGGTGTAGTGGTAGCATATTAGCCTGTGACGCTGAGGGGGCGGGTTCGAATCCCGTCGAACACCTTATGAAGAAGCCAAAGAGAAAACCGAGATTGCCAAGAGGCAAGATGCCTCCACCTTCACGAGTCCATAAGGATCGGAAGAAGGAGGAGAACAAAAAACGTTGCCGTCGTCCTATTGAGGAGGAATGACATGACCGTGGAAGAAATGTGCGAACTGTTTGATGCTGATGACAGTATATACCTCAAGTTCGAGGATATCGAGAATCCTCGTCATCCGAGACCGGATATCTGTGCGTTCTTGATGCTGCATGATATCTTGGGTGGAGAGGGAACAACGGACATGGTGAGTGCGGCTGAGCACGATCAGATCTTCTTGGATGTGTCTCTGGAAGATTTGGCCCCATTGATCACTGAGGATCAAGTGAAGGATTTGATTCGGTGTGGCGTTCACACCGATGATTATGGTGAAGGGCTGGCAATGTTTGCGTGAGGAGTGACATGTTCACAGACAAACAACGATTAGATTGGCTGCAAAAGCAGCTGGAGAAGAAAAAGTATACTGGAAAGTGCATCCTCCGTGGGTCTACGACGGGCCGAGGTTTTCGGCTTCATGAGACGAGTATGGAAGGTGCGGTGAATGATGTGCGAACGGCGATTGATCAGGCTATGGATGATCAGTTGTGGTGTAATGGTGAGCACCTGGGAGTGTAGCTCAGTTGGATAGAGCAACCGGCTTTTACCCGGTAAGTCGCAGGTTCGAGTCCTGCTACTCCCACTGTGCCGGTGTAGCTCAATGGACAAGAGCGCTCGCCTTGTAAGCGAGGGGTTGTGGGTTCGAATCCCTCCACCGGCTTTGAAAGGAGCATTATGTCTGATATACTGATAATCCCAGTTGTTTTGGTGGCCACTGTGGTGGTGTTGAGGGTGGCAAAGGCTATTACGGGCTGGCAACCGAAGGGAAAGAGATACTGTAACGGGTGTAAGTTTGGATCGGACAAAGCATGTTACCATTCCAACAATGTGGAGTTGGCCAGATCGTATGCGGAATGTGATAAGATTCCGATCAAGCATCCGAGTGAGTTGAATCCAAATAATGATTGCCCATGGTATCGTGATTGGCCGGGCATGTAATTAGACCTGTGGTGTAATGGTTAGCACCTGGGACTCTGACTCCCAAGATCTACGTTCGAATCGTAGCAGGTCTATTGGGCCTGTAGTGTAGTGGTCAGCACCGGAGGCTTTGATCCTCCAAGCCCAGATTCGAATTCTGGCAGGCTCGTTAGGAGAAGCAGATGATTACAGACAAAGACCGGATTGAGTTCTTGCAACGATGTATCGATGAGGGTGAAGTGACATGCTTTACTTTCTCCGTAAGCGTGCGCACACAGATTGATCTAGAGATGGCGAAGACTGGAGACTGGAGTTTCCCAGACTTCCATTGTGATTGCGGTGTGGGATACAATGAGTATGAGGACATGGATGACCCTGATGGGAACCTGCCCATCCTTCATTCCACAGAGATACACTATCATCCAAATGGGCAGGAGACATGGACGGACACACGTCAGTGTAGAGTGTGTGGAGCGAAGTTCACTTTTGAGGAGAGCAATTGATGGATAAGCCGATGTTGGCGAACAAGTTCGAAGACAAGAAGGCTACGTTCCCCTGTTATGTTCAGCCGAAGCTGGATGGGGTGCGGTGCTTGTTTGATGGGACACTGGCGTGGACACGAAATCTGAAAGAACACAAGCCCCATATAACACGCATGCTTCAGGAGCGGTATCCTCTAATGCAGTGGCCTAGGGGGCTGGTGCTGGATGGTGAGTTGATGCTTCCGAATGCCACATTTCAGGAAACAGTGTCAGCGGTCAAGAAGAAGTATGAGATCTCTGCCACGTTGCAGTACCACGTGTATGACTGTTGGATGAAGGACCTTCCGGATCTCCCGTTCCACAAGAGGATACAAATTGTGAGAGAGGTGGTGAGAGATTATTGGGTGGTCACTCCCAAGCTGTATTTGGTGGAAGAGGTGTGGAATCAATTAGATGAGTGGATCGACCAAGGATACGAGGGCCTGATCTATCGGAACCCAAATGGTATCTACAAGCATGGGCGCAGTGGTCGTGACTTGCTCAAGCTGAAGAAGTTCCATGATGCGGAGTATCAGATCGTGGGTGCGATTGAGGGCAAGGGCAAAGACATAGGAACACCGATCTGGGTGTGCCGTGTGTCGGCTACGGATGAGAGAACGTTCAAGGCCCGTCCGATGGGAACTTACGAGTGGCGCAGAGAAGCGTGGAAGAATCGTGTGTCTTACTATGGCAAGATGCTCACAGTGAAGTACCAGGAACTGACTGATGAAGGGATTCCGAGATTTCCAATTGGTGTGGAGGTTCGGGACTATGAGTAAGAAGAAAGAGGTCTGTTGGTTGTGTGGTGGGAAGGAGCCCAACGAGACTATCAAGGTCGGGTGTGAGACTCCTGGTGGTAAGCCATGCAAGACCAAAGAGGTCCAAGTCCATTTTGGGTGCCTGATGGATATGGACTATTGAAATAGGGATCGTAACTCAACGGATAGAGTACCGGCCTTCTAAGCCGTAAGTTGAAGGTTCGAATCCTTCCGGTCCCGTTCAAATTTTCCGGAAAGAATTTGCACATTTCCAAATATGTCGTATACTATAGGTGTAGGCACATATTGTTCAATTTGAGGAGAAACACATGACAGCACAGAAGAGAAATGCCAAAGTGAGAGCCATTGAGGCAAAGCTGGCAGCTCTGAGTGAGCTGAAGGAAGCCCAGGCTCTGGTACAGGACAAGCAGCGAAAGTTGATTGCCAAGCTGCTGGCCGAGAATCCGAAGGCCCAGAAGAAGTATGACATTCTCCAGGTTCAGATCGAGTCCAATGCCGAGATGATCGAAGATGCGACTGTGGACGTCAAGGACGCTGTGCTCGTGTTGGGTGAGACCGTCAAGGGTGAAAGGCTTCAGGCTGTTTGGTCCAAAGGCAAGACGTCGTGGAACACAGATCAGTTGCTTGGTTTCGCCAAGGTCCACAAAAAGATCCTTGAGATGAGGGATTTAGGTGATCCGAGTATCTCAATTCGAAAGGTCAAGAGCAATGACTAAATCCGGGCAGCTCATGAGGTGTGGTTGTGCGGCGCATGCCATGAAGGGTGATAAGTGGGGTTGCGGCATTCACAATTGCTGGGAGCCCATGGAAGAGGTGCCTGATCTGTCTGGACGCATGGCAATCTGCACCTACTGCCGGAAAGAGGCTCCGTCTGATCCTGAGAAGTTGCCCTTCTTCGAGCTGGTAGGTGACCGTGACAAGGATCGATATTACTGTGGCTGTCGAGGATGGGACTGATGAAGCGAATGTCTCCTGGGCAACGAGGTAGCGTACTGAATTCCCTCCTGGAGAAGCTTGAGCATGATTGGCTGTGTCGATATGGCCAGTGGAACCGTGACAAGCTTCTCCAGGAGCTGGAGAAGAAACTGAGAGCAAAGAGGATGGGCAAGAATGGCTAAACGCAAGAAGAAAGAGGCGTCTCCGTTTGACAAGGCCCGTCACATTCTGAAGGTGGTGGGCAAGGCTATCGATGCAGCGGAGGAGGCGACGGCGAAGGGCAAGAAGCACGAGCATATCAATGCAGCCATCGTCGGCACTGAAACGCTGTGGCAAGAGCTACGATTCCGAGGTCGAGAAGGGTGAGACAATGTTAAGGTTCCTGGAAGGGGTGTTGTGCGGGATTCTCCTGGCCTATATTGGTTGGGGGCCGGTGAGTTCTGCGATTGAAACTGGAATTTCATTTGCACGTGGGCTTTTCTGAGGTATACTTTAGGTATGGATGAGAAGCAAGTGATAGATCTGATGATGACACGTGATTACTTCCTGTATGCAAGACAGGTGGAGGGGGTGAACACGAGGCTGATCTTCACTCATGCCGATCATCCATTGTTGACAGCACGAGTAAAGTGGACTCAGAGTGGACATGTGGATGTGCGCTTGCGGGCGCTGGTCGGCGTCATTGTGATACAGACGCTGTGGTTCAGCATCGATCATCCGAAGTTCCGCGAGCTGTTCGAAGCGAAAATGGAACGAGCACTGAGGGCGATGGGATCATGGGACTGAGAAAGTTACTGATCGATGATCTTCGTGACTTGAAGGGTGTGGATGCCATAGCACGAACTGCTGAGATGGCGAAATGTATCCTGAATGGTCCTCACCACTTCGACCTTGTCTACATGGATCATGATTTGGGTCCAGGTGAGAGTGGGATGGACCTGTTGCGGTGGATGTTTGACCGATTCATCTATCCATCGGCGTTCATACTGGTGACAAACAATCCGGCTGGTCTGCGGAATATGCGTGCCGAGTTACGTGCTCGCAACTATGTCTGTGTTTGCGGTGTGTGGAGACAGAGACGTGAGAATTAAAGATCACAACATGGTGAAGGTGGTCAATAGGGTGCTCCTGAAATACCAGCTTCAGACTCTGTATTCGGATGAGGCCGAGGTGCTGGTTTTGCACTTCATGGAGCGGTATCCGGAGCTGGAACAAGAGATGGTGTTGCCGTATCGGGACGCATTCCGATTCACGCCAGCTACATTCTACAAGCAGCTGCTGCTGACGGCAACCACCATGCTTGAGGAGTTGTTGGACTTGCTGTTCACCATGCGAGGGATCGAGAGCATCTACTGTGTGAAAGGGAGAAACTACCATGAGAACCGAGAAGGAGATCCAGAAGACGTTGCGTGACTTGTACATCAAGTCCGTTGCATTGAAGAAGAAGATTCGTGCGAAAGATGGTGAGTTGAAAACCAACATGTCTGCCTTGCGTAGGGTAGAGACGTCAATCGAGTTGCTCAGGTGGGTTCTGGGCGTCAATTGAGAGGAGAGAGCATGAAGAAGTTGGTGTTTTTGTTGTTCCTGTGGCTCGTGACCTTTGGAGTCATTGGGCTCATCCAAGGCTCCGCAGGTGAGCAGGTCTCTAGAGAGATCGCGGTGCAGCAGGTCGAAGATTCTGAAGTGCCGTACCATGCTACCCGGAACCTGGAGCTGTTGAAGTTGGTGGCGTGCGTCGGTGTGGCGTTGCCTGCTACAGGCGTGACTGTGTTGGTCGCAGGCAAGTCGAAGAAATAGGTGATGCGGCTGTGTGGTCGTGTCAAAGACAAACTGTGTGCATTTGGAAAGGGTAAGAACATGAAGAGAAGCATTCTGTTGGTGCTGGCACTGGTGATGCTGGCGACGTGTGGGGTCGGATGTATCAAGAAGGTGCGCGTTGATCCGATCAAGGAAATCAAGAACAACGAGACGGCGTTCGTCGTGCCCCTGGAAGGTGCGAACAAGACTGGGCAGGCTCAGTTTGGTTCCATCGAGTATCTGGAGCAGGCCAAGGTCGCCACTAAGCGGATCACGATTCCCCAGCGTTGGCGCAAGACTGGGCGCTTCGGATGGCAGGGTGAGTGGATTCCCACGATGAAGGTCATCACCGTGGACCGTACTCCTGTTACTCGCCAGTGGACTCCAGATGAGAATACCGGAACCACACAGAACAACGAATCCATCCAGGTCGAGTCGGCTGACTCCGTAGGCTTCAGCGTTGGGTTCGGTTGTACTGCAATGGTCGAGGAGTCCAATACGGCAACGTTCCTCTACTACTATCCGTCTGGTTCGCTGGCTCGCGTCATGGACACTGAGATCCGTGAACGTATTCAGAAGGTCGCGGCAATCGAATGTGCCAAGGACGAACTGGATACCTTGCGTGACAAGAAGAACACCATCCAGAAGGCCGTTGAGGACGACGTCGTATCGTTCTACGCGAAGGTCGGTGTGACGATTCGTACCGTGTCGATGTTTGGTGGCTTCCTATATGAGAACGAGGAAATCCAGAAGGCCATCGATGACGTCTTCATTGCCCAGCAGGAAAAGACCGTCGCCAAGGCGTTGCTTGATGCTCAGGCCGACAAGAACCTGCGACTGGAGCAAGAGGGTGCGGGTGAGGCCAAGAAGGCGATCAAGATTGCTGAGGGTGAAGCCCAGGCGCTGCGTCTGGTCAATGATGCTGCGAAAGAGGCGAATGAGAATCCGTTCTTCCTGGAGCTGAAGAAGCTGGAAGTCGAGCTGAAGCGGCTGGACGTGTGGGACGGCAAGTATCCGCAGTGGTACATGGGTGGAGCTGGTGAGGCTCCGAGTGTGCTCGTGACTCCTCCTGCGGCTAACTAAGAATTGGGTCCGTCGAGCGGTGGGTGGCCCGTTAGCTGGGTCACCCACCATGTGTAAGGAGAATGACCATGAGAGTTGAAGCACACAAGAACATGTTGCCAATCAAGATGTGGTCCGAGGACATTGAGCCTCAGGCTATGTTGCAGTTGTACAACCTGGCGCAGCTACCATTCGCGTACAAGTGGATTGCAGCTATGCCTGATTGTCACTGTGGGTACGGTATGCCCATTGGTGGTGTCATGGCGACTTTGGGTGTGGTTATCCCGAATGCCGTTGGTGTGGACATTGGCTGTGGCATGTGTGCGGTCAAGACTTCTCTCTTGGCGAAAGACTGGAATCTTGGTGCATCGTTTTCTCAGAACCTGTGGAGACCTATCCTGGCTGAGATCCGACAGCGTATCCCGATGGGCCGGAACCATCACAGCTTCCAGGTAGATATGCTGGACATGCCTCCGCTTTGGGGTAAGTTGACTAGCGGAACGGCGAAGTCTATTGTGGCTGAGCAGCATGAGGCAGCGCGGTTCCAGCTGGGGACGTTGGGTGGCGGTAACCACTTCATCGAGATCCAGAAGGGTGACGATGGTCACATCTGGATCATGCTTCACTCAGGATCTCGGAACGTTGGCTACAAGGTGGCGAAGTACTACAACGATCTGGCGAAGCAGTTGAATGAGAAGTGGAAGGCATCTGTGCCTCCGAACGTGCAGCTGGCATTCTTGCCTCTGGACTCTGATGAGGGCCAGAACTACCTGAGTGAAATGAAGTGGTGTGTGGATTTTGCTCTGAAGAACAGAATGTACATGATGTATGCGATCATGGACACGTTCCGTGGGAACTTCGAGGGCATCGAGTTTGATGCACCGATCAATATAGCCCACAACTATGCGGCTATGGAGCACCATTTTGGGAAGAACGTCCTGGTTCACCGTAAGGGTGCGACTCGTGCTTACAAGGGCGAGATCGGGATCATCCCTGGATCTATGGGGACGAAGTCATACATCGTGGAAGGTTTGGGGAATCCGGAGAGCTTCTGTTCGTGCTCCCATGGGGCTGGGCGGTTGATGTCTCGATCAGCAGCGAAGGAGAAGCTGGACTTGGGTGAGGAGATCACCAAGCTGAAGGGCATTGTGCATGGAGTTCGGAACCGGGGAGACCTGGATGAGGCTCCTGGAGCGTACAAGCCTATTGACGTGGTCATGGAGAACCAGAAGGACCTTGTGAAGGCGATTGTGGAGTTAGAGCCCGTCGCAGTACTCAAGGGGTGAGATCGTGGATTACAGAGGCTGCTAGGGGCCTTAAACGGGCTCCTAGCCTTTAACTGAGGAGAACAGATGATGGACAATAAAGAAATGGCGGCTTTGAAGTTGTGGAAGCATGTGATCACGTGTGTGACGATTCTCGTGCTGTCGTTCCTGCTCTTCTGGAATGCTCGGACGAAGCATTTTACAGAAAATGGGTACACCAGAGAGGTGTTGCTGGGGCATAACACTCCGCAATGGGTCCTCCCTGCGAAAGAAAAGTGTGACGAATGTGGGAGATCCAAATGAAGTACCAGATAGCAGACGAGCGCCGGTTGAGGATCATCGAGGAAGCTGGTGGTGACTTCATCGATGACTTTGTGGGCCTGAACAAGGTCTGCTTCTGCACACGTGAGTACCTGCGAAGGGTACTCAGGAATATCTTTGACAACCGGGCTCAGCACAATCCGTATCTGGCGATTCACTTGGATGAAGAGAACCACATCTATGAGGGTGTGAAGGTGAATGGGTGGCAGACAGATCATACGCAGGAACCTCCGGTAGAGTTTGTGGAGGTGGAGATGGCAGGAATTTCGTCGTCACTACAATTTGCCGTGAACAATATTAGGAGCGTACTCGTATGTTGACCTATGCAGAAGCTGTTCAGGCGCTGAAAGACGGAAAGACTCTCGTGCTCCGTGGTCATCGGTGGCATGATTACTTCTCATACGATGGTGTGACCATCACGTGTGAGCATTGCATGGGTGGTCGTTCGATGAGCGATCCTCCGTCATACACAGATCTGAATGCGTGGTGGGATCTGGAAGTGAAGAACTTCTTGCACGAGGCTACATTGACTGTTTTTGGAGACGAGTGATGCCGAATAGAGATTTGTGTGGGCATCGTTGTGATTGCAACCACATACTATGGCTTTGGTGCAAGTCCTCATGTTATGGGGCTGGGAAAGTCAAATGTAGTAGATGCGGCACATATGTTTCTACTGATGATGAATCTAGATGGGTGTGGGAGACGAGTGATGGCAGTGATTAAAGAGAAAAAGAAGTCGGTTCAGATCCTGTGTCAAGGCTGTAAGAGGCTGTGGTGGGTCAAGCGTGGCACACTATGTCATCGCTTGGAAGTGTGTGGCCAATGCTCCCAGAAAATTTCTGGTCGCGTGTTGGCAAAAATGAAAGAAGACGGCGAACAAGACGTCTAACCTCTACGTAGAAGGAGAATGAGATGATAGTCAAGTTGAACGGTCAGACATTCCGAGTTCAGTTCATCAAGGAAGTGGAGCCGCGCCGTGGTGGGCGTACCACAATCACAACCATCTGCAAGGTCTACCTGTACAAGGGCGAAGAAGCCTGTGAGAAGGACGAGACAAAGACCCGTCCGATCTGGGAGCTGTTCAGTGCTGGTATGGCTCGGCAGAATCCGGTGGACAAATACAACCATTTGGTCGGAAAGCGTGTTGCACTTCAGCATGCTATGATCAAGGTCACGAGTCCTACGGATGTGGAAGACGCCTGCATGGAAGAGCTGTGCAATATCGCAGCTTACCCTGACACGTTGTACCACTTCGACCGTGTCGAGCGGAGCGTGTTCGCCCAGCGTCTGGAGAGGGAATTCGACCAGAGTGCCTAGGTGGCCTAGATATTGCATCTGTTGCGGTGTAGAGTGCAAAGAGTGTGGCACTACCAGACTCATGTACGAATGCCCTAAATGCAAGGTCTACGGTGACACGAGTAGTGGACGTTTCGTATCCAAGAAGCAACTGAAAGAGGAGCAGAGAAATGGGTGAAGAACAACATCTGATCATCTATCGGTTCGAGGATGAGCCACGTCTCATGGTGCTGGATTTCACAGATGCGATGCAGTTCCTGTGTGAGAATGAGGAACTGTTGAACTTCCTGACGGCTGAAGAGGCCAAGACACAGGATCTCGATCTGATGACATTTCCAGTGAACACAGCGGTCTACATGAAAGGGACGATTCAATGACGGATGAGTCGAATATGCTTGAGTTCGATGACATTGTTCACTTCTTCGCGTTCATCGGGTTCGAAGGCAAGGCTCCTCCACTACCAACAGCGTTCATAAGAGGTATCAACGGCGAGTGTGGCCGTGACGTACAGGCGATCTGCGCTGCTACAGCGGACGATTACTTCCAGAAGTTTAAGCCTTGGTGCCAGGAGTCTATCCACAAATACGGCGAAGGTGAGATGAGGTCTAGGTTCCTGAAGCTCCATGAGCAGGGCCTTCTGGACTATCAGTATGAGGATCGGCCTAACGGAATGACCGCTATGATCCTGGTGGTCTGGACTGGGGAGAAGTACGAAGATTACAGGGCTATCTCGGACCTGATAGATGAGCCCTTTGTCATTGGAGGAGAAGAATGAGTCATGAGTTGACGAAATGCAAGGACTCAAGCAAGCTGCGATGCACGAAATGCAATCGTGTTTGGGACACGATGGATGTGGATCTGGCTGCAACTGAGGACTGCCCGAAGGGAGATGGGAATGAGCGGTAGTGGAGCTTTGTACTACATTATCCCAGCCAGCGTCATGCATGATGCGGAACTGGAATGGTCCCACAAGTGCATCTACGGAGTGATTGCCGGATTGGCGAAGCGTGAAGGGTACAGTTGGGCAACAAATGGCTACCTAGCCAAGTTGACTGGAGTCAGTGAGCGCCAGATCCAACGCATAGTGCAGTCACTGGACAAATCCGGGCACATCCGGGTAGAACTGGACGAAAAACGAGACCGAAAGATCTACTTGGGTACGACACAGATGACGTGCCGGGGTACGACACAGGTGTCAGGGGCGTACGACACAGATGTCGTACCATATAAAGAGGAAGAACAGGTAAAAGAAACAGGTAAAGTTGAAGAGGGGACGACGACCACGAAATCAGAGGACCGGGTAGAGACTGACGGATACATTCTAGCGAGTGCTCTACTGGGCTTCATCCGGAGGAACAAGAAGTTCTACAGTAGGATCGCACGGTTCTTTTCTCCAGAAAAAGAGGAGGATTCACTACGTAGGTGGGCAAAGGATTTCGATTTGCTACTTACGCGAGATGCCGTTCCATATGATGAGGCTGTGAAGGTCTTGAAATGGTGCCAGAAGGACGAGTTCTGGCAGGGCCAGATACTGTCTGGTGGGAACTTCCGGAAGCACTTCGATTCGTTGAAGCATGCGATGAATGGAGGCTCCACAGGAGCCTGTGGGTTGCCGGATGAGAATCCAGAAATCACGAAGAAGATCATTGAGGCGTATGGGTGGCTGATCAACAATTCGAAATGGAAGCCTGCACGCTATCAGGTCCCGAAGTTTATCGAGGCAGCAGAGCGCGTAGTAGCGTTCATCGATATCCACAACGATAGAGGCTTGAGCGCTGATGAACTGATCGGCTACCTGAAGAATTGTCTCCAGGAGCACTACCGAGAGAAGGGTGACATGGTTCATCCAGGAAATATGAACAGCGGATATACGTGGGATGTGTTGTTGCCACAATATCTAGAAAATGTGATAGGAGCGCTGTGATGGAAATGGGAGAGTTCGAGTTTCTCATGATGAAGATGGGTGATCGGAAGATCATCTACAAGCCAGAGAAAGGACTGACAATGCCAATGACTGACGTGGTTCGGATTCCTGGCGGGTTCCTATTCAGGAGCTGGAGAGATTGCTACGCTTCCGGAGCAGTGGCGACAAGTTTTGTGCCGGTTGGGCTTTTGAGAGGAGGATCGGTGTGATGGAAAAAGAAGAGCTGCTGAATGCCACGTGGGCATTAAATAGAAAACGCATTGGTGACATGGACCGTGATGAGTTGATTGACGTCCTGTTGTGGCACGCGAATGCGTACACAAATCTCCTGGACCGTCGCCAGCGGGAGGTGAGACGATGACGATGGGACAAGCATTGAGTGATCCGATCTTTGGGCCGAGCATGGTTCTCATGGGACTATCCGTGGTGGCTATTGTGATCGGTCTGATTGCAGGTGGGAGGCAGCAGAAGAGTTCGAAGTTTCAGGACTGGCTGACATATGGAGCGTTGATCGGGATGATCGTCAGTCTGGTTGGAATGATGACGGGAGCGCTGGTGAGCATCTGCACGATTTTGAGCCAGATGCAGACTATCTAGCGAACATTCATGCATGTGGAGCGTAGGAGGTATATGAGATGAGCATTGGTGAATTCCTTTATTGGGGACGCAACATGAGTATCAACGAGCTAGTGGGCAAGACCCTGACAAGTATTGTGAGAGACGAGAATGAGGAGTCGTTGACCTTCCATACGACGGACGGTGAGCGGTTCCTGATGTTCCACATACAGGACTGTTGTGAGTCTGTTCGTATCGAGGACATCTGTGGTGATCTGGAGGATCTGATTGGATCTCCGATCCTGACGGCACGTGAGAATGTCAGTTCTAACGAAGATCCGGAGGGTGAGGATGAGCGTGAAGAGGACTGGCGTGAGAGCTTCACGTGGACGTTCTACGATCTGGCTACAGCGAAGGGTGCGGTGACGATCCGATGGTATGGTGAGTCGAACGGCTACTATTCGGAGAGAGTCACATTCACGAAGATGGAAGATGAGGGAGAAGATAATTGAGACGCATACCGAAGGCTTGGATCGAGCCCTACTATGTTCAGATCGAGGGGCAGGAGAAGGAGCCGTGGGTGGGCTCGTGCAGTGCCTGTAGATGCAAGTTCTACGGGCAGCATGCTAGGGACATGCACATGCAGTCTCCCAAGCATCAGGCCATGGTGCGTCGGTGGATTCAGGCTTGTCGGATGACACACCTGGACGTTCCACCAGTGATCAATTTCAAAGCGTAGGAGACGGAATGGATAACTACGAGCCGAGTAATAAGGTGTTGGCAATTTGGTTTGGCACATTTTTTGCGATCTTTGCAGCTGCGGTAGTCTTTATACTGTGCGTCTAGGAGAAGAGGGATGAAGAAGGATGATGTTCTGAGTCAGAGGATTCAAGACTCATTTTTGTACCTGTGTATCACCAGCACTGATTTCATCAAAATGGCACATTCGGCTATCAAGCCGGAATACTTCTCATCGTCAATTACGAAGGAGCTTATTCAGCTGTGCTATTCGTACTTCATGCAATTCAAAGAGGCTCCTGGGCAGCACTTCCATGATGAGCTGGTGTCGTTCCTGGAGACGAAGGATGAGGATAAGAAGCACCACTTCCTGACCTACGTCGAGCGGATGAATGACATGGAGGAGCCGAATGTCGCGTATGTGGTGTCGCGGATCAATCAGTTTGTCCAGGCACGTGAGTTCGAGCTGGCGGTGGTCAAGAGTATGAAGCTGGCGCAGATGGGCAAGCTGGACATGGCACGTGAGAACATGCAGTCAGCGTTGCGTGTGGGCGTAGAGAAGGAAGAGGTGGGCAGTGAGTACTTCAAGGCTGATCTGCCTGCGTACATGCGTCCAGACAAGGCGAATGAACCGATCCTGCCGTTGGGGCTGGACACACTGGATAATATCCTGAAGCGTCCGATGAGTAGAACGGATCTGGTTTGTGTGTTCGGTGGGTTCAAGGGCAAGAAGTCGTTCTCACTGATCTACTTCGGGATCAGGGCGTTGATGCGTGGGCTGAACGTGTTGCACATTTCACACGAGCTGTCGTTGGAGGACACAGAAGAGCGGTATGACCGTGGGTTCGGTAGCTTATCGAATGATCAGCATGCCTCTGTCGATGGCGTGGACTTCGAGGAGATCGATGACGATGGGAATGTGATGCAGACCCGGAAGATCTACCCAAAGACGACGCATGACCTGGAGGCGGTGAGGAGTGTGCGTAAGCGTGCGGCCCGATTCGGTGGGCGGCTGGTCATCAAAAAATATCCGATGGGTACTTGCACAATGGGAGAGCTGCGTCGGTATCTGGAGTACCTGGAGATGTATGAGGATTTCATCCCAGATGTGGTGATCAACGATTATCCAGAAAAAATGAAGTTGCCGTCATCGGACAAGAGAAACGATGTGATCAATGATATGTACCTGGAATGTAAGGGTCTCGCGGACGAGAAGAAATTCCTGATGATCATTGCGTCCCAGGTGACACGTGATGCATTGAAGAGGTCGAAGTTGAAGCAGGGAGACAGTGCTGAGGACATTCGGAAGATCGGCAATGTGGACTTGGCGCTTGGCATCTCTCAGGTGGGAGACAATGGAAATCGTATGTGCGCCCATGTTATGGCGAACAGACACGGTCCTCAGTTCGTAGGATGTTTGTTCGCCCAGAATCTGGACATTGGGCAGTTTGCGTACAAGACTTGGCCGATGAAGTCGAAGAACTAGGAGACCTACCATGAAGCGTGAATTGATTGCAATAGATCCTTTCAATCATAGCACGAGGATTGTGTATGATTCAAAGTTGGAGATATTCTACCTTCAGGAGAAGAGCTGCTTTGTGTGGAAGGAAGTGAACTACACGTTCGATGTGGATCACATGAGACAATGGAGAGCCCACCACAAGCTGGTGTGGGTTTCGACGCATTTTAAGGGCATGTGATTGAACTACAAGAGTATACCAGAAGAGAAGCTAGATTGGGCATTGTCCTGTTGCCAGTTCTTGCGGCCTCCGCGATGGCATCAGAAGGTGTCCATGGTGTTCGCAGTTGGGAAGGATAGAGTTGCGTTCTGGCATCCTATCGGGAGCGGGAAGACTGCGACTGCCTACTATGTGATGGAGCACATCTGGAAGTGTCCCAGGATCTTGGTTGTGGGTCCGACGTCATCATTCGGGGCATGGCAATCCAACATGAAATGGACAGCATATAATGGAGTCGTTCTATCTGGATCGAGGGAAGAGCGCCTTGATAAGCTGGCTCTGGATCGTAATGTGTACGTCATCAACTATGAGGGCCTGAAGTACGTGTATGGTCGTAAGGTGAAGGCCAAACGTGGTTGCAAGTGGTACATGGACACGAATCAGTTCGTGGATGGGTTCGATGGGATCATCTTTGATGAGGCGCATAGATGCAAGTCATACGATTCGTTGCAATCGAAGATTTGCTGTGAGCTGAGTAGAAGAGCGAAGCATGTCATTGGGCTGTCTGGGACTCCGTTTGATAAGAGTCTCCTGGAGCTGTTCAATGTGTACAAGGCGATTGATCAGGGGCAGTGTTTGGGAGATAACTTCTTCCGCTATCGGTTGAATTTCTTCAAGAAAGGATTCTACACGTGGGACCCAAAGGAAGGCGCAGAGATGAAGATCTTTGACATGGCGTCACCAGTGACATTGTTGTTCGAGCGGTCGGAGTGTGCGGACTTGCCGGATTGCAATGAGGTGGTATGGCAGGTGGAGGCGAGTGACGAGTTCCGGAAGTGGGAAGCAAAGATCATCCAGAAACCCTATGTCACAGTCAATGGGGTCAAGGTGGATATCAGCGAGCCGTCTCAGAAGTCGCACAAGTACAAGCAGGTCCTGGGTGGGTATTTCTATTACGACGTTGACGGTCCTGACGGTCGTAAGGAGAGACGCATCAAGTATTTGAAGAAAAACCCGAAATTGGACACATTGATGGAGATAATAGAGGACCATCCGGTAAAGATCATCGTATTTTATCAGTATGACGGGGCTGATGAGGTCATCCATAAGGCTCTGGATAAGGCCAAGATCAATTATGTGACGATCAAGGGCGGGCAGGGCGCAGAGAAGCGTAGGATGGCCGAGAAGGCGTTTTTGGAGGACCCGGAGGTTCAGGTGTGCGTGTGCAATACGAAGTGCGGTGGGGAGTCCTGGGAGGGCTATTCAGCCGAGATCGTGGTGTTCTATGACATAGTGGTATCTCCGACAGCCAGGAAGCAGTGTATCGGTCGGATGCATCGAGATGGGCAGGAGAAGGAGACAACGGTGATTGAGCTGGTCATGCGTGATACCTTTGACGAGCGGACCAAGGCGAATCAGGGGCCTCGTGCTGACTTGCAGAAAGAGTTCAACGAATACATGAGTGACTATGGAGGAACCAATGGCTAAGAAGCAGAAGAAGCGTGGACCGAAGTTCAAGAAGAGACGAGCGTTTGATCGGGCAGCGACGTTCCCCAAGAAGGTGGCTCAGGAAGAGATGGCCGAGGAGATGAAGATCTACCAGAATCTGGTGGTCGGGATCAACAAGGCGTTCCCGGATCGTGAGGAGCGCATTGCGTATATGGAAGCACTAATCGAAGGTTTGGCAGTGGAGGATGAAGAAGATGGCGACAGAAGTGATACAGAAGCTGAAGGGGATCAGGGCGAAGCTGGAGAAGGCGAGCAATCGAGAGAAGTCGTCTCTGGAGTGGATGAAGTTGACGGAGGCAGTTGAGGGTCTTGTGGAGATTTGCGAGTTCAATGATGCTCGTCTCACTGCCATTCAGGAGAAGCTGAACAAGTAGGAGAGAAGCGATGTTGAAGAAAGCGGAATCTAACAATGCGTTGGTCGTGCGGCTAGAGAATGTCCGTCCGCATCCGAATGCAGATCGGTTGAAGCTGGCTACTGTGGTGGGTGATCAGGTGGTTGTCGGTCTGGATGCGAAAGACGGTGACTTGATGGTGTACTTCGACAGCAATCTACGGTTGTCTCCGGAGTACCTGAGCCATAACAACTTGTATTCGAATCCGGAATTGAATGCGGATACGAGCGTGAAGGGCTACTTCGGTAAGAATGGTCGCGTTCGGGCGCAGAGATTCCGTGGTGAGATGTCGAATGGGTATGTGGCTTCAGTTGCCTCTATTCACACACTGGTGGAGTCTATCAACAACACTGGGGTTGCGGAGTACCTGGAGGTAGGTGACGAGTTTACCCATGTGAATGGTGTGAAGATCTGTGAGAAGTACGTGGTGCCTCATCGTACTCCTGGTGCGCCTGGGTCTCGGAAGAAGAGAGTTCGGGAGCCGGTGTCAGAGATGTTCTGGAAGCACTGGGACACGAAGCACCTGCTCCGTGAGTCACATCGGATTCCAAATGGGACTCTGTACATTGAGGAGAAGATCCATGGGACTTCAGCTCGGACGGGTAACATGCTGTTCAAGACACAGCGTCCGTGGTGGAAGTTCTGGGCTCCCAAGGTGACAGAGGAGTGGCGTGTGGTTAGTGGGACACGTCGTGTGGACCACATTGGTGCTCACATTCCTGGTGTGCGTAAGGAGATCGAGGAGAAGTTGGCTCCACATCTGCGGAAGGGTGAGCAGGTGTACTATGAGATCTTCGGGCATTCAAAGACTGGGGCTGAGATTCAGTCTGGGTTCTCATATGGATGCAAGGCGAGTGAGTATCGAGTGATCTTGTATCGTGTCACCATCACCACACCAGACGGCTTCTGCGTGGATCTGCCACGTGAGATGGTATACCATCGTGCCGTGGAGTTGGGCTTGGAGTGTCCTCCGTTGTTGGGTGAGGGTCATTTCATCAATGATTGGATTGTGGATCTATTCGATTCTGAGCCGTGGTCATTGAATGACTTGAAGCAGCTGACCGAGGGCAAGTCCGTGTTGGATGCGGACACGATCCGAGAGGGGATTGTGGTCTGGTTCGAGGATGAATATGGGCGCTGGTCATGTCTGAAGCTCAAGAGTGACGAGTTCCTACTCAAGGAGGACAAGCAGCGTGAGAAGGGCATCGGTGACGTAGAGGATGATCAATAGGAGGATGTGTTATGACTTTTCCTGATCCTGCGCAGGTGGATCTGTTGGATGAACGAGCGATAGTGCAGTACATGCGTGATCTATTGAATCTTCACGATTTGATAGAGGGTGGGATTGAGGAAAGAATGGAGAAGCTGAAACGGCAGCTCCTGGATCTTGGGTGGGGCAAGGACAAGATTCATGACATGGTAATGAGGGCCTCTCATAACACACGGTATGAGAGGCTCATCCCTCCTCCAATCGTGAGGTGACATGAACTATGAGCAGGTGATAATCGATGTGCTGTCTGAGCATGGCATTGAGTATTGGACAGAGGGTAAGAACGTTAGTTCGGATACGATCAACGTCAACTGCCCATTCTGTGCTATGGGTGGGCCTCTAGGTCCTGATCCTAGCAACCACTGTGGCATCTTCAAAGAGACGATGAAGTTCAACTGTTGGAGATGCAACAAGAAGGGCTCATTCGCTTTCTTGGTGGCTATTCTGACGCATTCTAAGCTGGAGTACTGTGAGCGTATGATCCAGGACATGGGTGTGTTCCTGGAAGATGATCCAGTGTCACAGGTTCAGCGGATGTTGCGACGTGAGGAGTTGTCCACTACCAAGGAAGAGAAGAATGAGTTCTTGGGATTGCCACGGCAGTTCATAGAGGTGACTGCGGACATGGACTTTCCTTTGATCGATGATTATCTGGAGCGTAGGGATCTGTACATTGAGGATTTGACAGATCGCAAGTGTGGTGTCTGTCGGACTGGGCCGTATATGAATCGACTCATCATCCCTGTCTATGAGGATAGGGAGTTGGTGGCATTTCAGGCTGCGGATATGACAGGGCGTGCGATGGTCAAGTACAAAAACTCTGACAATGACATGGACTATCTGTATGGACTAGATGACATACGTGAAGACGGTCTCATGGTGTTGACTGAGGGGCTGATGGATCAGTGGCGCGTGAATGAGCATGCGGTGTGTACGTTTGGGGCCTCCATCACAGAGAAGCAGCAGACGAGGATCATAGATAGTAAGGTGCAGCAGTTGGTGTTCGGATGGGATGGAGATGCATACTGGAAGGCGAGAGAGGCAGCGGACTACTTCAGGCCGTTCATTCCTGAGGTGTATGTGCTCCAGCTTCCAGATGGTGAAGATCCGGACAGTTTGGGACATGGAAAGATGTGGACACTAATCCGTGAGGCAATCGGAGAGGAGTGGATGATCATATGAATGAGGTAATCTGCGGTGACTGTCGAGAGGTGGCGAGTGATCTTCGGAAAGAGCATCCACATGTGCGTATGGTGTTTGCTGATCCTCCGGACTTCTTGGGGATGAAGTATGCGGATTTCGATGACAAGCAATGGAAGAGTGTGCATGAGTATCGAACGTGGTTGTGGCAACGCTTGGTGATGTCTTTGCGGAGCAATTGGGCTGACGTTGTTTGGTGGAGCATATATCACACACATAGAGCTGCGCTTGAGTTCTCAGCTCAGGACTATATAGCAGACTATAGCCATCTCTGTGATTACCGCCTCCTACTTTGGCGGTTCACGTTTGGGCAGCATCGGAAGACAGATTGTGGGAATGGGTATCGTCCACTGATGCGATTCAGTAAGAAAGATGTGGAGTGGAATACGGATTGCATTCGGGTTCCATCAGCGCGTCTATTGAAGTACAAGGACAAGCGGGCGAATCCTCTTGGGAAGGTGCCGGATGATGTGTGGGAGTTTCCGAGAGTGTGTGGGACATTCCATGAACGTCGTAAGTGGATCTCCAATCAGCATCCGGAAGCTCTGATTGAGCGGATGGTGTTGATGAGTACGAATCCAGGTGACATGGTTGTGGATATGTTTGCCGGTAGTGGAACAGTTCATCGGGTGTGCAAGCGATTGGGTCGGAACAGCATAAGTATAGAGATATCAAAGACTTACGTCGCTAACATTTTGAAAGAGGATGAAGATGAAGGTAAGTCGTAACGAATTGATTGCCTGTCTGAAGCGTGTGATCATTGGTGACACATTGTATTTCGATGGTCGGACAGTGCGTAGTGGGCATCTGAGTTTTCAAGTGGAGACCCCACTTCCAGGAGAACTGGATCTATCATGTGTGGTTTCCGGTAAGCCTCTGTTGGATATGTTGAAGACAATGCGTGCTGATGAAGTGGAGATCGTGTTGCGGCGTGGCAAGTTGCACATCACATCTGATGGTTTGAAGATGGACTTCAAGACTTTCAAGGATGCGATGCCATTGAACAAGGTGCCGATCACTGATCCGTTGGTGGACGTTGGGGACCTGGAGAAGTTTGTGGCTGGATTGAAGGCGAGTTCAGTTTGCGTGTCGAAGGATGAAGCGGATCGTGCGTTGTGTGGAGTCCGGGCGATGGGTGAGTTCCTATATGCCTGTGACAAATTCCGTATCTTTCGTCATAAGCTGGAGGAGAAGGTGACATTGGATGGGTCTGTACCATTACCTTTCATCAAGGCGATTGGTGGGATGGACCTGAATGGTGGGAAGATCTATGCAGGGACCCGCATCAACTTTGAGGCTGCGGATGGGACGGTGATCACATCATCTCTACTGTCAGATGACTATCCAGATTTGCGTAGGTTGTTTCCAGATTCAGAGCCGGTGACAATTTCATTCAACGGTGACAGGATTTTGGATGTGTTGGCGAAGCATGGGAAGTATCAGAAGAAGGTGGACATTGGGGCACAGGAGTTTGAGGTGATGCTCACAGGGACACAGTGTACTATCGTGTCGGAGAGTGAGCTGGGCGTGCTTCAGGAAACGCTGGAGATGGATGCAGATATTGGGGACAGGGAGATTGGGTTCTTTGCGAATCCGGTGCTGTTCGATGGAGTGGAGAAGGAGTGTACTTCGTTTGACTTCTACTCAGAGGATGGGGTGGTGATGTTCACTTACGGTCAATCGGAGTACTTGATTCGCACAAGGGAGGAATAGCGTGGCTAAGCAGAAGGCATTCTTTTTTCCAGATGATATCAATCCGGATTTGAAGAAGGACACAGGGAAGGCGCTGAGAAGAGCGAAGCGTGGGGCGCGTAAGTCTACACCTAAGGCAGCGAAGGTCTATGACTGCTCTACATGCAAGCTGTACCAGTCCTGTGGATCTCCGAAGGTGGAGCGCTACGGGCGTGGTGAGAAGGGTATCCTCATTGTGAGTGGAGCCCCAAGTCGTGTGGATGATCGGGATGGATTGACATTCATGGGTAGTGATGGGGATCTGCTGAGATCGTCCTTGAAGCAGCTGAATATCGATATGGATCGGGATTGTGTCCGCACTACAGTGGTGGATTGTTTCCCTGGTATGAAGAACAAGTGGCAGGAGAAGGACCCAACAGATACACAGGTGAAGGCTTGTCGGTCTAGGTTGTTGGCTGATATCAAAGAGGTGAGACCAGAGCTTATCATCTGCCTGGATACGTTGTCACTGAAGGCTGTCATTCAGCCAAAGTACCTGAAGAAGGTCAAGTTCAATTCACAGTTGATGCATGGGCAGGTGTTGCCTTACCATGAGTATGGGTGTTGGGTGGGCGGCACTTACAGTCCGAAGTTTCATCTGGCACGAATGAATGACAAGTTCAATCCGGATGATCGTAATCTCTTCCTGTATGATTTGGCACGGTGTGTGGCGAAGCTAGGGAAGAAGCTCCCACGTCCGTTGGATCGAGAAGGGTGTGAGATTATCACTGATCCGGATGAGGCCATTGCGTACATTGAGGAGCTGATCAATCAGGGGAATCCGTTCGGGTATGACTTTGAAACAAATTCTCTTCACGCGCATTTGGATGGGTCTACCATTTACTGTGTGTCGTTTGCTACAGCTCCTGACTATGGGGTAATGATTCCGTTGGACATGCCGGATAAGGAGGGGAATCCGTATTTCAATCAGGTGGAGCTGTCTTACATCTGTCAGTCCCTGACGCAGCTGCTCAAGAGTGATGTGCCTAAGGTAGTGCAGAATTTGAACATGGAAGACTCTTGGACTAGGAAGTTCTTTGGGACTAAGGCAGTGAATGCGGTGCATGACACGATGATTGGTGCCCATGTGATGTACTGCAACAGCAAGTCCACCAGCTTGGGGTTCCAGGCGTTTCAGATGAGAGGCGATGACTACAAGGAGATTTTGGATGTGGTCAACTTCTTGGATGCGCCGTTGAGTGATCAGGTGACATACAGTACATTGGACTCGCGGTACACAATGCTGGCATACAAGAAGCAGAAGAGATTCTTTGAGCGACATCAGGATCTGTGGGACTTCTTCTATAAGTTGATGATGCCTGGGGCTCGTGCATTGGCCAGCTATAAGTCTCGTGGTGTGCGAATTGATATGAAGGAGCTGGGTGCGTTTGAGAGGAAGTACAAGGTGGAGCAGGATGTACACTTGAAGGCACTGTATGCGGATGCGAAAGTGAAGGCGGTGGAGCTGGAGAAGGGTGAGACATTCAATCCGGATTCTCCTGCACAGGTGGCCAAGGTGGTCTATGATCAGTATGGGATTGAGCCTCCATTCAAGTCACGCAGTACAGATGAGAAGAATCTGAGAGCCATCGAAGCTAAGACAAAGAACGCATCAGTCAGGCGGTTTGTGAATGGTGTGCTTGGTTTCCGACATACGTGTTCGGCGCTGGAGAGGGTGGAGCAATATCGGAAGGTGATGAGTTCTGATCACTATGTGCACCCAAACTACAACTTGAATCGGGCTGCAACGTATCGATCTTCTGCATCGGATACGAATGTTCAGAATGTGTTCAAGCATGATGAGGAGCTGAAGAAGTTCCGGAAGTGTATTGTCCCGTCTGAAGGAAGGGTGTTCTTGGAGGGTGACCAGGGATCGTTGGAGGTTCGCATTATCGCCATGGCTTCTAATGACCCGGAGCTGATCCGTCAGCTTAAGGAAGGTGTGGACATGCACCTGAAGTGGGCGGCTAGGCTATTCGAGAAGGATGAGTCTGAGATCGACAGACCTACGGAGCGATTCTGGGCGAAGAACCTGTTTGTCTTTGCGTCGTTCTTTGGGTCAACAGCTGACTCTATCGCCAAGAACATGGCCCCATTGGGCGTGAGTAAGGAGCATGTATTCAAGGTGCAGGCTCAGTTCTGGGATGAGTTTGCTGGGGTGCGTGAGTGGCAGATTCGTAACCGGAAGAACTATGTTTCGAAGGGATACCTGGAGGGTGCATCTGGGTTCCGGAGCCATGGTCCCTTGAGTTACAATCAGCTGGTGAACTATCCGATCCAGGGTCCTGCGTTCCATTTGGTGTTGAATGGAATCATTCACATCGAAGAGGATTTGGTGGAGAAGAGATTCGTCAAGGAAGGTATCAGATCCTTGCCGATCATTGAGGTGCATGACAGTGTCACATTCGATGCGGTTCCTACTGAGATCATTAAGATTGTTCCGATGGTGGATGAGATCATGGTGCGTCCATGGTTTGAGTGGCAGCGTGATGTGCCAATGATCTTTGAGTGGGAAGTGGGACGAAACTGGTATGACATGCACGAGCTGGCTATCCGGGAGTGTGCGGCGTGTTGTCATAAGACAGGTCAGTCGCATGAGAAGGTCAAAGAGGGTGGCACGAAGTTCCATCTCTATGATTGCATGGAATGCGGTTCTATAGAAAAAGTGGAAATCGTGTAAGAAAGCTAAGAACATCTTCAGCGCAGTTCAGTATAGATAGTATGGTGGGAGACATTTGGAGGAAAGATATGTCAGAGTTGAACTTGTTATCGAGAGAGCAGTTGTTGGCGACATTGGAGCCAACGGAAGGGTTGTCACACAAGGATGTAGATCTTGGCTCAGCGGAGGCAGTTGAGTTCCAAGAGGTGATGAATGGGCAACCAGCGAGGGTGAGTATTTTGGGGGAGGAGCACCAGCTCACAGACGTAGGACTATCACAGTCAGCAACGTGCATCGGCATCCCAGCGTCTTACACAAAGAAGTGTCCGTACCATATGTTGCGGGAGCACTTGAACTATTGGTGTGGGGTTCCTGGAAATAAGATGCGGTTCTTCCTGCGTGATGGTAAGGTGGTGGGTGCATACAAGAATCAACCGGACTACCATTCAAACATGATGTTGCATGACAATGTGCTGGCCGGTGTCAAGGACACAGAGGTGTTGGGGTATCATCAGGTGTCCACTGATCTGAACTACTCTCGGTTCTGTGTGGTTCTGAACAAGACCTTTGAGCCTAAGACCGGAGACCCGTTGTACGGAGGGATCTCAGTGCAGAACAGCATCTTTGGGTCGAAGGCATTGGAGGTCACACCTTACATCTTCCGTCAGTGGTGCTCGAATGGAGCTATCACGTCAGAGAGTCTGAGCAAGTGGTCACGTCGGTCAAACAACACAGATGACATTGCTTTGTGGACTCAGTCAGCAGCGGATCGGAGTGTCAAGGAACTGGACTGTGAGTTCAATCGGATCAAGCAGCTCACCGAGATCGGTGTGGTGGGTCAGTTGGACTGCACACTGAAGAGTATCTTTCGGAAGTTCGGGATTCCGACTCGTACCCAAGGTATCATTCGGGATGAAGTGTCGAAGCAAAACGATGGCATGGGCGCACAGACCATGTATGATGTGTGGAATGCAGTGACGGCTGTAGGTACACACAACCAAGCGTTGTCTCAGGAATCCGCACGTGACTTACAGCTGGTGGCGGGTGAGATGACCAAGGACTATGCGATGTGTGACAAGTGTCATCAGGTGATTTTGTAACGGAGACTCCCTATGTTGTATCAACTAGTGAGACCAACCTCCCTGGAAGAAGTAGTAGGAAATGAGGAGACCATCGGTGCCCTGAGTAGAGCGCTCAAGGGCACCGTGCGTCCTCACGTGTACCTGTTGCATGGGCCGTATGGTTGTGGCAAGACCACCATTGCTCGTGTGCTGGCTACAATGTTTGGGTCAACGGAGCAGAGCACTTTTCTATATAATGCTGCGAACACTCGTGGGATTGACACAGTGCGGGAGATCATTCGACACTGCCGCATGACGTCGATAGATGGGGCTCCGAAGACGATCATTCTAGATGAGAGTCATCAGCTTACTCCAGCGGCCCAGGAGGCTCTGTTGGATATCACAGACAATCCACCAGAGGATGCGTACTTCATTTTCTGCACCACAGCACCGAAGGAGATCATCAAGGGGATACGGAGCCGGTGTACGGATTACGTCGTACAGAAGCTGTCCTATGCTCAGGTGATGGAGATCCTGAGGCGGGCATGTAAGGCGATGGAGTGGGACGTGAAGGAGCAAGTCCTTGAGGCCGTGGCTATGATTGCCAAGGGGTGTCCTCGTGAGGCTCTCGTTTCTCTAGAAAAAGTTCATGATGAGAAGGATCTGGATACAGCGATTCGGTTGATCGTCAAGGGGACGGAGAAGGATTCGAACATCATCGAGTTGGGGAAGATGTTGTTGCGGGTTCCGGAGAAGCGTAGGCGGGACTGGAAGAAGATCCTGACCCTGTACTACATCATCGAAGATGATCCAGAGCGACTGAGAAAAGCGCTATTGACATTCTTTTTGACGAACCTTCGCAAGTGTGAGAACGTAGAAGATGCAGAGGATATCGCTAAGGTGATTCGAATCTTCTCCGTGAATGTGTACTATGGAGGCAAGAGTGCCTTGGCAGCATTGATTGTGAAGGCGTGTTTTGGAGAGTAGTGAGATGGGCCAGCCAAAGAAGGGTAACAAGAAGCGTAGACGTGCGGCACGGAATGAGAGAAAGAAAACACGAATGGTGCGACGTTAGGTCAAACTGTCAGGACAATTGGAGGATTTACTATGGGTAGAGGTAGAGATCGTACAGCGGCAATCGAGAACGAGCAGCGTGAGGCTAACAACCGTGGAGGGAGCAAGTTCTTCTACGTGGACACAACGAAGCTGGATCGTTTGGGCATTTCGCAGTACAAGACGGAGAATGGGCCGAATGCGATTCGTATCATCTCTCCGAAGTTTGAGACATACAAAGATCTTCCTTACTTCGGTAAGAAGGTGTACATTCACACGAAGATTGGGGCAGATGAGAGTACGTTCATCTGTTTGCGGAAGATGTTTGGTGAGCCGTGCCCTGTCTGTGAGTTGTACGAGCAGATGAAGGAGCAGAATGCGGATGATGAGGCGCTGAAAGATTTGGCTCCCAAGCTGCGGTATCTGTTCTTGGTGGTGGACATCAAGACCAAGGATACGGAAGCCAAGGGCCTGCGTTGGTATGATGCTCCAGTGGTGGTCAATGACAATATCGCGGAGCTGTCTCAGGATCGTCGTCATGGGATCATTGATCCAAGCGATCCGGACAAGGGACGTGACATTGAGTTCACCCGTTCCGGTTCCGGATTGGGAACGAAGTACAAAGGGTTCCGGTTCTATGAGAATGAGCCGATTCCGGATGACTGGCTGGATGATGCGCCTGAGGATTTCGAGGAGCTGCTGAAGAAGACCCCGTATGAGGAGATGGCCCAGGCGGTTAATGGCACATCTTCACGTCGTCGTGGTTCGGATGAGGGTGGCGAGCGTCGTCGTCGTTCTCGCAGTGATTCGTCAGAGGGTGGTGAGCGTCGTCGTCGTGGTCGTTCTGATGAGGGGGATCAGCCTGAGGAAACAGTTCAGGATGAGGGCACTGGTCGCCGTCGTCGTCGGTCTCAGGATGCGGAAGAGGACTCTGGTTCACGGCGCAGACGTAGCAGTGATGCAGAGGCTCCGTCCGATGAAACCGCATCCAGAGTGAATGAGATTTTGGATGAGCCTAGTGGAGATGAGGATGACTGAGCAAGAGTTGAAATCGCACCTGAGTGAGTTTCGTGGTCAACTCTCCATTGATCCTGATGGTCTGGAACAGGAGTGTGTTCAACAACCACTCCTGTTCTGTCAAATTGGGGAGCTGGCATCTGAGGCACGGTCTGACGCGAAGAAGGCGAAAGAGCATGTTGAGTACGTGAAGGCGAAGTTGAAGGGTGACATGCGTACCAATCCCAAGACATATGGGTTGGATAAGGTCACGGACAAGGCAGTTGAGGCAGCGGTTCAGGCACATCCTGACACGCAGGCAGCAATCCGTGATCACATTGAGGCGAACAAGGCAGCAGACGCATTGTCTATCCTTCAGACAGCAGCCGAGCAGCGTAGAGCTATGCTCAAGAACTTGGTCGAGTTGGTCGTACATCGGTACTACAATTCAGGTGATGTGGGTTCGATGAAGGGACGCAAGAGCGAGAGTAACATGGAGGCAATCGTGGAGCTGCGGAATCGTAATCGTCGTCAGAGAGATCGGGATGACGAGGACACAGTGTACGAGGACTAGTATGCCGAGAAAGAAGAAAGACGCAGACATTTGTGATGAGGTTGAAGAGCTGTCACAGGAGTGTGACTTGTTGGATCTGCCTCCAGTAGAGGATTGGATTCAGACCGGCTGTACTCAGCTGGACTTGGCGGTTGCCAATCGGTTTCCTGGAGGTCTGCCAGCTGGACGCATCACACAGATCTATGGTGGCAGCAGCACAGCTAAGAGCTTGTTTGCTTACACTACCATGGGCTATGCTCAGCGCTCAGGTTACGAGACATACTACGATGACACAGAGCGGTCGATTAATCCGGAATTCACTACCATGTGTGGGATGGACATGCGGCATCCGAAGTTCCACCTGTGGCATTCGGAGACGATTGAAGAGCTGTTCGACAAGAACATCGGTGGCTTGGTGGCTGAGGTGGATAAGGTAAAGGCGAAAGCAAAGAAAGAGGGAAAGACGGTAGAGATCCCGAAACGGCTGGTGGTGGTGGACAGTATCACTGTGTTGCCTGCGGAGATTGAGCAGGACAAGAAGATGGATGAGCAGGGGTACGGAGCATATCGCGCCAAGCAGATTCACCTTGGGTTGAGATCATGGGGACGTCGTGCGTTGGATGCAAACATCACCATCCTGGTGATCGATCAGACACGTGCGAATGTGAAGTCTCCCTTTGCGTCTGAGACCACAGTGGGTGGATTGGGTCTGGAGTTCTGGTCGTCCGTGCGTATTTACCTGAAGGGCAAGGCCAAGATTCAGAATGCGAAGAAGGTGAACATTGGCACGTGGGTAGACTCTACGGTGGTCAAGACTAGGTTCGGCCCTGCGTTCCGTGGTGGGCTGTTCCGTATTCAGTATGACTATGGTCTGGATGACATCTCTTCGAATCTGGTTCTGTTGGCTAAGTGCCAAGGGTGTACGGATAAAGAGCTGATGCTACTCACTACGAAGGTGCAGTTCAAGGGTGAGGAGTATACGATCAAGAAGTGGGTCAAGGTCATTGAGGAGAATGGTTGGGAAGATGAGTTGCGTAAGCAAGCCTGGGAAGAGTGGCAGGATTTGTACGCGAGCGATCCCAGAAAGGAACGCAAATGGTAGTCATCGGATGTGACGTTTCTCTGAACCATGGAGGGTTCTGTTTTTTTGATTCCAAGGGAGAGGTGTGTTCATGGAGATTCTTCCATGACGTGAAGAAGTACGTGACGGCTGAGCCGGATCATGGTGTGCTCACAGGAATGAAGAAGGGAAAGGATGAGACGTCACATGCATATGATGTGAGGCGTGCGTTCAATTACCGTAACTTGTTTGCAGAGCACATCTTACGAGCGGTGCCGGATGGTCTTCGAGATGCATACTTCAGTGTGGAGGGGTATGCAATTCATCAGGGAATGAGTAGTACGAATCGGTTGTTGCAGATTGCCGAGCTGACTGGTCTACTAAAGGACCAGATCTATGCGAGTAGTGGGAAGATGAGAATCCACGATCCCATGTCGGTGAAGATGTTTGCGTGTCACGGTCGTGCCACAAAGATGGAGATGCGTGAGGCAGCAGCGGAGAATGGGTTTGAGCTTCCGGACACGTTGTTCAAGGCAAAGAAGGTCAAGGGCAAGAGTGATGATGTGGATGGTCCTGGCACAGATGTGATTGATGCGTACTGGTTGGGGAAGATGCTGGTGACAGAGATGAAGCTGCGCTCTGGTATTCTACTCATGTCAGATCTGCCTCCAAATCAGATCAAGATATTCAACCGTGTGACCAAGGCATTCCCGGTGAATGTGTTGGCGCGTCCATTCGTAGGGGCAACGGATGATTGAGCAGATTCATGTGAAGAACTTTGAGTCTCATGAGGACAGTGTGTTTGATCTGTCTCCTGGGGTGAATGCGATAGTGGGTGACTCTCATGTGGGGAAGTCTGCCATTCGTAGGTTGCTCCATTGGCTCAATATGAATCGTCCGTTAGGTAGTGACTTCATCAAGAAAGGCACTAAGAGAACGTATGCTCGGCTTCAGTTTGACGATGGTGTGGTGACACGGACAAAGACAGCGAAGACGGGCAAGTACGAGTTGGATAGTGAGCCCGATCCGTTCACTGCTTTTGGGACTGGGGTTCCGGAGAAGGTGACAGATCTGATTCGCTTGTCTGATGTGAACTTTCAGACACAGCATGGATCGTTCTTCTTGTTGCAGGATTCACCAGGGAACGTGGCATCCTATCTGCGATCTGTGACAGGTCTGGATGATCTGACAACTGTGGCCTCTGACATCTCTACTAGGCTGCGGTCTACCAAAGGATGCCTGACTACAACGAAGCAGGATCTTGAGGAGATGCAGGAGGAACTGGAGCAGTTAGAGCAGTTGGACATTCAGAGGCTGGAGGAATGCATACAGGCGTACAAGGAATTGGAAGAGCGGAATGCTGCGATTCAAAGTGAGCACCAATCTTTGGGCCGCATTGTGGAGCGGTTAGAGGATCTAGAAGCCGCACCTACAGTGTCGGAGGAGGTTGCGGAGGGTCTATTTCAGAGGATGGACGAACTAATTGAGGACGGGGAACGTATAGATGATAAGAGGTTCCAGTTGCGAACGGCTCTGGAACGGATCGATGAGGTGGATGTGGAGGCAGTTGAGGTTCGTGAGGGGCTGCTGGAAGATGTGCAGAAGGTCATTGCCACATATCAAACGAACATGGGTAGATCGGATGATTTGGATGGTTCCCTCAAGCGTCTGATTGCATTGGACAAGAGTGCGAAGCATGATGAGTTTAGGTTGGTAGAGCTGCGTGAGGAGGAGCGGGATTTGTTGTCACAGTTGACGGACTGTCCGCACTGTGGTGTGGCCTTGACTGAGGAATCACGTGAGAGATTGATTGAGGATGCATGATGAAGACGTGGGTGATTTCAGATACACACTTGTTTCACACGAAGATGACCGAGCTGTGTGGTCGTCCTGAGGATTTCACTGCTCTGATCGTGAGGAACTGGAGTAATATGGTGGGGCCTGAGGATGTGGTGTATCACCTGGGTGATGTTGGATTCTACAAGAAGGGTGAGTTCTCTGGTTTGATTCGGGGACTGCCTGGGACGAAGATCCTGATTCGTGGGAATCACGATAAGTTCCCGGTTGCATGGTATCTGGACAATGGATTCATTGCGGTCATGGATCGTGCGGTGGTGAACGTAGTCTACCGTAAGGGAATCAAGAAGCCGATGAACAGGTACTACCGTGTGCTGTTGTCACACAAGCCGATCAAGATTGGGCAGAGTTCATTCGGTGATGTGGACTTCAATGTGCATGGGCACTTCCACAACAATTCTCCACACTATTGGGAAGCACCACTGTTGCGTGTGTTGACTCCGAAGCACTTGCTGTTCGCGCTGGAGGATACAGCTTACAAGCCTTTGGATCTGGCAGCAGCATTGAAGCACGGACAGTTGTTGCCGACTCAGGGTCGCATCGGAGTGAAGCAATGAAGCTTGGGATCTTAGGCGACCTACATATTCATAGCAAGGCTCCGGAGCGAAGGCAGGATGCGGACTATCTAGATACATGTCGCATCAAGTTGTATAGATCTCTGAAGCTGCTGAAAGATTGTGATGTGATCATTCAGGTGGGTGACTTCTTCGATTCGTATGCGGTGTCGAATAGGGTCACGGCCATGGCAATAGATACTATTCGGTGGGCAGGCAGAGAGATTCTCTGTGTGTATGGGCAGCATGATCTCTCTTCGCATGCGGCGAGCACCATTCAGAATTCTCCATTACAGGTGTTGCGAGCAGCTGGTGTGGTGCGACTGTTGGGCGCTGATCCAGTTGGGTTTGGAGAAGAGGATGTGATGTTTTACGGTGCTCCTTTTGGTCAGGATATTCCGCAGGTGGTGGATGATGATAGGTTCAAGGTTTTGGTGACCCATCGTATGATTGGGGATCGTCCGTTGTATCCAGGCCATGAGCTTCAGGGTCCACGGTCGTTTCTTCGGAAGTATCCAGACTTTGATCTGGTGTGCTGTGGCGACTATCACTACAGGTTTGATGATGGAGTGGGGAACAGGGTCATACTGAATCCTGGTGTCATGATGAGAAAGACACTGAAGGAGGCAGACATGGAACACGAGCCTGCGGTCTACTCGTTTGACACGCAGGAGAGAAAGTTCAAGATCATCCCTGTCCCATGTGAGCCCATCGAGAAGGTCATGGACCTGGAGCGTAAGGAGAAGCATGAGCCTCTTGAGTTGGAGGAATTCATTCGCAAGCTCCAATTGGGCAAGGCTACACAGATCGGATGGAAGAACATCATGCTTCGCGTAATGGAGCAACGGAAGACAGGGGACCGTGTGCGAGGAGTAATCGCAGAGTCTACAGTGAAGTTGGAGAGATGAGATGGCAGACATTGTTGGTAGTCTGAAACGAAAGAGATCACAGATTGATGAACTGCTCAAGGATCAGACTCGTCGTGAGGGGGAGAAGAAAGCGTTGCTCGATAGTTTGAAGAGTGACTTCGAAGTGGAGAGCATCGCGGAGGCAGAGACGAAACTGAATGAGCTTGATGAGGAGTTGGATGCAAATGAAGATTCCATGCGTGAGTTGGATAGGGAGATGGCTGCGATCCTCCAGGCAGCAGAAGATGCAAAGAGCGGCGAAGGTTCGTGACATTGACGGTCGTTGGTCTTTGGCTGGGTATGCAATCTTGTGTACAGATCAGAGTACGGGACAGCCTTACTGGCACACCTACAATGGTGAGGGTGACGATGAGTGCAAGTTGTCTCTGCGACAGCCAGCTGTGTTTCCAACGAAGAAGCTTCCTTTGAATTCAGTGATCCGTGTCTATATTCCGAGAGGCAGTGATGAGCCAGATCAAGCGATATGAGGAAGCACTGTCCGACACAAAGGCTGAGATCAAGCACCTGAGGGGGAAGATTCAGGAGAAGTCTGAGGCCGTGGAAGAGCTGATTCAGCTGGTGGCTGATTTGACAGATGCTCAGGAGATTATGAACATCACAGGGACCTTGGCGCAGGAGGAGTTCGAGGGATACATCGCGGGAATGGTGACGGAGGCTTTGCAGTTGGTGTTCGGTGCGGACTACGTGTTTGAGATTCAGACGGAGATCGTGCGGAACCAGCCAGAGACAAGGTTCTTCGTGGTGGAGAATGGCATCCGGTTGCCGACAAAGGAAGACGCTGTCGGTGGTGGGATGCTGGATCTCATTTCCATGGTTTTGCGTGTGGTGGTCTGGTCTATTCATGAGCATCGGACAAGGCCAGTGATGCTGCTGGATGAGCCAGGAAAGAATCTGGATCGGAACAAGATCGATCAGTTCGTGGAGATGATCAAGAAGTTCCATGAGCTGTTGGGAATCCAGTTCATCATCGTGACACACGATAACAAGATAATTGAGATGGCAGATCGGGCGTTCAGAGTGACACGTTCGGATGGAACCGCTACAGTGACTATGGTAAAGTAGGAGGAAGAGCAATGAAGAAACTGTTGATTGGATTGGTGTTGGTGTTGTCAGCTCTCACGGCAGCAGTGGGTGTGGGATGTGCGAGCATGAGTGCGTATATCACACCGGCATCGATTGACAAGAAGGCTGTGGAGTTTGTGGTCGAGTCAGGGGTGGCAGACCCAAACGAGTTTAAGGGCTGGGCTAATCTGCACAAGGCACTGAAGTTGGACTCATACGTGGACATGGCCTATGAGGTGCGGCATACTGTGTTGAAGCAGGAGATTGAGAATCTGGTCATTAGCTACAATCATCTCAATGAAATTGTCACTAAGAATTTGGAGGATGCACAGAAACGTGAGGAGGCTCTCTTTGCGGATGGAGGTGCGTTCTCTACTATATTGACTGCTAGTGGGCTTGGCGCATTTACAGGCTTACTGGGATTGTTCCGGAAGCGTCCTGGTGATATGACGAAGGAAGACTTCCAGAAGGCGGTGGCGTCAGTTCAGGGTGAGTTGGGGATTAAGGATCAGCAGTTTGCTCAGGTGGTGACGGGGGTTGAGAAGATCATGAAGGGCAAGGATCAGATCACTTCGTTGCTAACGAAGGAGGGTGATGCAGCCACGAAGACGGATGAGATTCTCAAGTTGATGAAGACGTGCTTGGGCAGAGCACAGGATGCGTCCACACAGCAAGAGGTGGCGAAGGTGAGGGCCACTGTCTGATGTGGTTCAAAGAAGATGTGAGACTGGTGATGTTGGATCGGGAGCCTGGAGAACTATGCAGGCTCCCTTACCCCAATCATCCTAAAGGGTGTCCGAACTATGGGAAGAAGGATCTGTGTCCTCCGAGGTGTCCAAAGTTGGAAGCGGCATTTCGTATGGATCAACCTTTCCATTTGGTGTGGATGAGGTTTGACATTGGGTCACATGCGCGCAGGATGAAAGCATTGCATCCGGAGTGGTCGGAGCGTCAGTGTTATTGTTGTTTGTATTGGCAGGGCACAGTGCGGTCCAGGCTCCGGGATTTAGAAGATTGCTTTCTCAACACACTTTATGACGATGGTTATTATGGTCATCCTGAGTGCGTGGCTACCCAGTGTGCTGAGGCAATGGGTGTGAATCTCACAGAGACAATGAAGCTGAATTGTGACATAGAGTTGGAGTGGCCTCCGAAGGAAACCGTGTACAAGATCTCCTTGATCGGAACGCCAACAGACGAATGGAGAGACAAGTTATGAGTACAGCAACCAAGATCAAATCTCCGTTTCATACGAAGAGAGGTAAGCTGAAGTTTCACGTGCAGGCTACAAGGCACATCGCGTACATTTGGCCTACACCTCCTCCGACTACGTTTGGGGAGTTGGGGATTCTGGACATTCCTGAACAGTTCCGTGAGGAGCATCAGGATGGGACTGGGATCTTGCTGTCTATTGGTCCTGGCTATTGGGGCAAGGACAAGAAAACAAAGAAGATGAAGTGGTTCCCATCACCAACGGAATTGGTTCCGGGCTGTCGGGTGTATTTTGATCATAGTGTGCCATGGCATGTCTTGATGGAGGGTCTGGATGGAGAGATGCATAAGGTTGTGTACTGTGGATTTCGTGACATTCATGGGCTGGCATTGTGAACATCTTTATCTCCAGAGCGTATAGTATGTTAAGGAGGATTCATGGGCAGTGACCTACAAAAGATTGAGGTTGAACAGCGGCTGCGACTGGCGCTGTTGAGGAACCGGGGAGTCATCCGGGATACTATTGATGACTATGAGCGTGAGTTCGGGGTGCGACTGTCGGACCAGTATGTGATCCGTGTCTATCGGAAGTTTCGACGTGAGGTGCGTCAGGATAATCTGAGATGGGTGAGCTACCATTTTGCTCAGGAGTTCATTGCTCAGTCTGCAAAGGTGCAGCATCAGTTGTCGAGGCAGCTTCAGGAGTACAATGATCGTTCGATCAAGACGGTGTCTATTTGTTGCAGCGCACCAGTGACAACGCATCCTCAGAGTGATCGTCCTTTGTGTCTGAAGTGTGATCAGCAATGTGATACGAAGGAGACGATGGACAAGGAGATGGAGCGGTTGAAGTTGAAGGTGATTGATAAGCTTCAGCGAGAGCAGGACCTAACGATGCGGTTCTTGGAGGGTATGGGGTTTCTTCAGAAGCGGAGTGGTCAAGGGGTGCTGGTGAGCGGCCAGGAACCTGTGGCGTTGCCAGCTGGGGATGGTGTTAGGGCTCCGCAGAAGCCAGATGGCATTGATCCAGACTTACAAAAGGAATTGGACGCATTAGATCCACGTGATGCACAGATGATGTTGGATGGTGATCTGGAGCTGACGGTGGAATTCGAGGATGATACGGATGAAGATCAGGGGAATCACAAGACTAACACGTAGGGAGAGGAAGGCGGCTAAGGCTGCTCTGATGCACAGACTCTATCGAGAAGTGCCGGTGGATATTGATACGTTCATTGATGATCCACGATACATGGGGAGCATTACGCATGATGCGGAAGGGTACTGTACGGTGTGGCCGAGATGGCGCTGGGAACTGCGCCAGATGTTCAATGGGGACCAGAAGTACATTCATGTTCTGACTGGAGCCATTGGTATTGGTAAGACTCGTACTGCCATCCTAGCCTTGTGCTATGTCATCTATCGAATCTTGTGTTACCGAGATCCACAGACTGCCCTTGGAGCCCAGAAGCTGGGTAAACTGACGGTGGTCTTTTTCAATTTGACGAAGAGTATGTCAGACAGTCGTGGGTACGGCCTGTTGCAGGAGTACCTTCTGTCGTCTCCATGGTTCCTGAACATCGGAACAAAGTTGGGATCGAAGGAGAATCCATACATTCGTCTGCCACATATCGATTTTCGTGTAGCATCTCCGTTGATGAAAGGGTTTGGTGTCCAGGGTCTTGACGTCATCGCGGCGTTGATGGATGAGGTAGACAATCCAGAGGCTAGTGAGAAGCACCAGAAGCGTGTGGTTGAAGCCTTCGACTCAGCCTACGAGCGTCTGAAGAGTCGTTTCGTTTACCAGGGGAAGTGTCGCGGGCGGTTCTTCTTGGTGGCATCGAAGCAGGACAGGGTGTCATTCTTGAACACATTCATTGCGAAGATGCAGAGTTCTCCTGTGATCCGTGTGGTGGACATGCCACAGTGGGAGGCGCAGGCTGGGCGACGTGGTAGGAAGTATTGTGGTAAGGGATTCATGGTCAGCATTGGGGACCCGTACAATCCTCCGGTGATCATTGAGACTCGTGCTCAGTTGAAAGAAGTTCGGGAGAAGGGTTTCCAGACGATCATCGTTCCTATCGAAGAAAAGGATGTGTTCCAGCGTAATATCGTGACAGCGTTGAGAGACGTGGCGGGCATCTCTACATCCCACATCCGATCTACCAAGTTGTTTCCAGCTGAGAGTAGTATCGCAGTGTGCATGGACAGGGATGTGAGGAATCCGGTGAAGGCAATTACCATCAAGGTTGGGCTTCATGATGACATTGACTTTACGAAGTTCATTGACTTCACAAGCATCACAGTTCCCCGCAACATTCCTCGATTCATTCACCAGGACTTTTCGTATTCTGGTGAGGGTGATGCGACAGGTATTGCCATGTCGTGTCTGAAGGGTTGGACGGAACGTAATCGTGAGTTGCCCGATGGGACATTCAAGAAGGAGAAGTTGGCGGTTGTCGAGACAGACTTTGTGTTGAGGATCAAAGCACGAGGTGGGGACAGGATTCCTCAGCATAAGATCCGTCAGTTCATTTTGGACTTGAGAGACATATACAAGTTCAACATTCACCTGTGTACGTTTGACCTGCGAGTGGGCACTGAGGATGGGAAGCAGATCCTGGAGCGTGCAGGCATGAACTGTGACCATCTGTCTATGGACACAAGCCCACAGTACTACCGTGAGTTTCGGAACATGGTGTTTGAGCAGCGGTGGCATACACCATTCCATCCTTACTTGTTCTTTGAGTTGAAGCACTTGGAAGATGATCAGGTCAAGAATCGGATCGATCACCCAGAAGAGGTGCCAGAGATAGAGACGCTGAAGGATGGTAGTCAAAGGCAGGTGGTGCTACGTGGTTCGAAGGACTGTGCAGATGCTGTGGCTGGGTCAGTAATTTCAGCAATCAAGAACACAGAGGAGCCTCCGGACGTAGAAGTAATGTCGGCCATCCTTGAGAAGATGAAGCCGATTGTTCCAGTGATCGAAAATGATTTGGGATTGCTGGATGTGAAACGATTCAATGGTCCAAAGGATGACGCACCGTCAACGATGTCTCCTGAGGACATGAGTTCATATGAAAAATTGTTACAGAAAATGAAAGGCTTACATCGGAGGACGTACTAATGGCAACGGCGATGGACAACTTGGAAGAGACCGTGCATGTGTATCAGGAAAGTCATTCTTCTGAGGCGCTGGATGATGTGGTGACACTGTTAGATGGTGTGGTGTTGGGTGTGGTTCACCACATGCTGAGGAGCTACCAAGGAGTGGTGGACTTGGAATTTGATGATCTGTATCAGATTGGGATTATCGGATTGATTCGAGCATTGGGGACTCTCCCTGAGGGTTATGACGATGATGAGATTCGCATGCGGGTGGTTGCCTATGTGAAATCTGAAATTGGCAAAAAATTTCGAGAATCTAGGAGACGATTCTCCACCCAACGTCGTATATTATATGGTGAGGAGAGTGTTTCTGATGCTCCCATGCATTGTCAGGTGGAAGTGCGTGAGCTTTTTAACCATCTGATTAGTACTGGTGTCATTACACGTGAAGACTTCTACTTCTTGTATCATAGGTTCGTGGATGAGATTTCTGTTCGGGAGCTGGCTGAGCACTACGGGAAGACACTGCATGGGATCGTGCATTGGGAAGAGAAGCTACTCAAGACATTGCGTCAGGACATGGCCGTGAGGGGATTTGCAAATGCCGACCTATGATTACAAGTGTACGAATTGTGAGTTTCGCTTTGAGTTGTTCCAGAGCATAAAGGATAAGTCGAAGAAGGTGTGTCCGTGTTGCCGGAAGCATAAGTTGGTGCGGTTGATCGGAGCTGGGGCTGGTATCCTGTTCAAGGGATCTGGCTTCTATCAGACAGACTACCGAAGTAAGGGATACAAAGAGGCGAAGAAGGCAGAGAAAACTCGGAAGGATGTTGGAGGAGGAGAAGAATGAGTGGACCTTTTGTGTTAGGCGCTTCCGCAAAGAAGCAGGGTGGCAAGAGTACATTCTTGGACATGCTCGGACCAGAGATGGGTGACGTCCAAGTTATCCGAATGGCCGATGAGCTGAAGCGCACGGTCATTGATTGCTTTACGCCGTGGGAGTGGGAATTGACGATTGCAGATCTGGAGTCAGATGAGACAAAGAACCGGATGCTCCCTTGTGGTCAGACTATTCGGCAGGTGCTTCAGGTGATTGGGACCGACTGGTTCCGTGGCTTGTGGGAAGACTGTTGGATCAATGCGTGGAAGCGACAGGTAGCAGAGTCGGATGCGGATGTGATCTTCGTGCCGGATGTGCGGTTCCCCAATGAGTTGAAGGCTGTGCAGGATATGGACGGGTTCGTGATTCGATTGATGCGGGCTCCGTTTGCGGGAGTTGATCAGCATGCGAGTGAGACGGCGCTGGATCATGTGCAGACGTACATGGTGGAGAATGGATTGAGGAACATAGATGATGGGATGTACTTCCCCATTCTGGCAGACGAGCGACAGTTTGACTTGATGTTGGACAATCGAGATAAGACATTGGAGGATACGAGAGTGTGGATGCATGAGACATTCCTTCCGTATTTGGATAAATGGTTGGGGGCGAGATAATGATTGTATTTCATCACAATGATCCTGATGGTAGATGTGCAGCTGCAATCGTGCGAATCCGTTACGAGGCTGCGGACCAACTGTGGGTGAAGGATGGCACAGGGAAGATGGACTTCGTGGAGCTGAACTACCACACCCATGACTTCCGCGATGTGTTGCCGAATGAGACTGTGTTCATCGTGGACTACAGTCTTCCTCCAGAGATCATGAACAAGATCCTGAGTGTCACCAAGGACGTGACCTTGATCGATCACCATGCATCTACTCCTGGGAAGATGAAGGAGTATGTGGGTGAGTACACAGCTGTGGTTAAGTGTGATGGTCCAGACTCTGGTTGCTCCCTGACGTGGCAGCATCTGTATCCAGAGGTGGCTGATGACATGCCAGAGGCATTGCAGCTCATTCGTGATTATGACACATGGACGCACGCCATCTACCCGGCCTCTACATACTTCACCACAGGACTGAACTTGTTTGACTGTGATCCTACGAGTATGGTGTGGGAGGATCTGCTGGGCTTTGAACGGAATCCGGACTACGTGGCAGAGGATATCATACAGATTGGTCGCAACTGTGTGGAGTTCCGGAACAGCTTGGCGAAGACTGCGTGTGATGAGTTCGGATTTGAGACGGAGTGGGAAGGGCACAAGTGCTTCATCATTTACTGCTCCACGATGAGATCTTCTCTGTTCTTTGGTGATCGGATCAAGGACTATGATATCTGCATCATGGTGGTGCCACATGGGAATGGTGTGACAATACGGCTGTACTCCGATGAGCGAGTGGATGTGTCTGAGGTGGCGAAGAAGTTTGATGGTGGCGGTCACAAGGGCGCAGGTGGGTTTGTGTGTGCGGAGATACCGGAAGCATTCCTTCCTGGAGGAAAGAAGAATGGCTGAGAAGAATCCGAAGCAAGATGGCAGTAGGCTGTGGTCATGTCGTCCGCAGACTGGGAAGTGTCCGAATGGGTGCCCGGAGTGTTTTTATAATCGCCCAGGAGCTTTCTATTCAGATATCGACAAGCCTGACATTCCCACATCTAAAGAGGTGGGTGGTGGGATTGTGCGTATGAATGCGGGACATGATTCAAATGTGCAGAAGGAGCTGGTGCTGGAGACGGCGAAGCAGTACAAGCATGTGTTCTTCAACACATCAATTCCTGAGTTTGACTTCCCTGGACCTGTGGTGTTCACGGCGAACGGGAAAGAGGAGGAGCCAGCTTGGTGTCCCATCGTCAACAAGAGGGGCAAGACAAAGCAGCTCATGCCAAAGAAGGAACAGCACTATGATCGGATCATGTTCGTGCGGCTACGGGTGTCACCTACGAATTGGAATCTGGTTGAACATGCGGTGGCGTGCTGGACGGCGAAGGACATTCCAGTGGTGCTCACATTCATGGCGTATTATAGTCAAGATCCTCCTGGGCTGAAGAAGGAGGGAGATGGGTTCCACATAGAGTTGGATGATAGGTGGGGATATCTTGCATACGTCTGGAAGAAGCGCACGATCAATTCGTACTGGTGCCCAACGCAAGAGTACATCAGGCAGTGTACTCAGCACATGAAGAAGTTTGGTGGCAGGTTGGTGACAATCTGTGGGACATATGATGGGGCCAAGTGTGCGGACTGTCGGAACTGTGAGACATTCTATTGGCAGACGAAGAGGCACTTGGAAGAAACCGAAGTGATTGTAGGAGAAGAGAAATGAGATTACATGAGTTCGTTACAGTTCAGATGCGACAGGTGGACCAGCAGCGGGTGGCAGTGATCGAGGGGAAGGCCAAGATCAATCTGGATGCGCTCATTGGTATCATGCCTCACACAGTTCCAAGTGAGATCGAGGGTCCAGATGGTCAGCCAATTGGAACGCCAGCATGCATGTTGATGCTTCCAGGTGGTCAGATCATCGTGAAGGATACCTACCAGGAAGTGAGTGCTCTGTTGATGGGCATCAAGCTGATTGAGGGGGATGAGTGATGTGGGTGGCGGTTGATAAATTCGACTCCCGTCTTCGTGAGTTGGAGGGGTGGATCAGATCCCATGAGGGCTATGAGGATGTGTATCGTATCATCACGGTGTTTCGTGAGGATGTGGAGGATGTGCTTCGATATGCATACCTTGTCTATGTGGGGCAGCTTCATTACCGTCGTGTTCCCCGTTCACTGTATCCAGCGGAGTACGTGCGTGAGCCTTTCAAGGTGGCTGTGATTGTGCATGAGGAGAGCGCGGGCGTGGAGCAATTCCAGTGGGCTGACTTTCCTGAAGAGGTCAAGTTGTGGCTGGCTGGGGAAGAGAGGGGTGCGGCACTTAAGAAGGCCACACCTGCCATGTACCGTCCCAAGCTGAACTTCACTATTGAGGAAGCTGTGTTGCAGGATCATCCATATGCGTACATCACTACAGGGGATAAGTATCTGTGGGCTGATGGTACGGTGCATGATAGTGTGGTGACGTCGAAGCTTGAGTTTCATATCCAAGGGAGATTCAGAGATCGAGCGGAAGCGGCCAAGGTGCTGGATGCGTACAACGCCACGTTTGAGTGAGGTGAAGGATGTTCAAGTGTCCGAATTGTAACAAGATGTTCATGCAGTGGGATGCACAGAGCAAGGTGCTGAGGTGCTACGGCTCTCGGTGTTGTCAAGTCATTGCGGTCCCCCGTAAGATCTGGGAGGGGAAGGATTCCCCTCTCAAGGTCGATTTGATCGAGTGCATCAATGCGTGGAGTAGAAGGAGGAGAAGGTAATGGCACATGGGCGTGAAGATTGGAGAGAGCATGATGCGGCAGCGGAGCAATGTCGCAATGAGCGGATTGTCCGTCCTGGACCTAGGCGTGGTGGGGTGAAGAGTAAGCCGACAACACCTAAGCCGGATGTGGCTCCTCCAGGGCAGAGATCGAAACGATATGCCAAGGCTGTGGTGGAGCGTGAGCGTATCGATGTGGGTAAGGAGATGGTGATTAGCGGCCATCTCATGGGTAAGGACTTGGTGTGCCTGGAGAACATCTGCATCTATGAAGTGCTCCAGGATGAGTGGAACTTGGCGGGCAGAAGTGACAGTGAGGGTGTGGTTACTGGCAAGATCTGTGGGCGCATCTCTACGGATGGTGGCTTCAGTTTCAATGTGGAGGAGGTGCCAGAGGGCGCTTTCCTCCTCCTTGACTATGAGTACCAGTATGAGGTTCCTGGTGGGTGTGACAACTTTGGATGCCAAGGTCACAATGGGAGCATGGTATGTCCTGAGTGTAGGGATGAGCACTTCATGTTGTTACGCAAAGAACGAGATGAGCTGCGTGAGCAAGTGGAACAGCTAGAACAGCAGATTGTGACTCTCACAGCAGAGCGAGATCAATGGGAAACCAAGTATAGGATGAGCTGAGATGGAAGAGCTAGAGATTGGCAAAGAGTACGATTGGTTCGGTCAGCCTGTGAAGCTGATTGCTTTCTTGGGCGGTGGTGAGGCTAAGGTGGAGACTCGGTTTGGAGCCTTCGCGGTGGCTCAGATCTGTGACTTGGGAGCGTGGTGATGCAGGTATACACTGTGGCTATCGTTGGGTCCAGGGAGTTCACTGACTATGAGTTGATGGTCAGGTGGATGGGGAGTATCCTGGGTGAGTGTGGCCTGAAGTGGGGATTGGACTGGGATCGTCTGGAGGATCGGCAGCGTGTCTTGGTCATCTCTGGTGGAGCACGTGGGGCTGACAGCTTGGCGGGCAGGTATGCAAATGACGTGGGCTTCTACTTCACAGAGATACCAGCGTGCTGGGATGTATACGGCAAGCGGGCAGGGATGATACGGAATACTCAGATCGTGGAGAGTGCAGATCTGATCGTGGCGTTCTGGGATGGAGAGTCCAGAGGAACGGCAGACACTATAGAGAAGGCGCAACTGATGCAGAAGGACGTGAGGGTGATTTTCTATGAACAGTGAGATGCTGACCATGTTCTACAAGTGTTCATTCCTGCTGCTGTGTGCGATGCTCAGCATGCTCTGCTTTGGGAATCCGGAAGGGATCTTCACGTCGGGATCGATTATGGTGGGAGCGGTGGCGCTGTGGATGTGTACGTTCATCCACCTAGACCATAAGCTGGATATGCTGAGGGAGGAGATGAGACGTGTCCGTAAGATGTCCCAAGTGCGGGTTGATGATCCAGGCAGATGCCAAGAGATGCCAGTGGTGCCACTACCCGGAGAAGAGAAAGAAGAGGCATAAGCATGGTAGACCTAAGTAAGCTGTTCAAGGTGCAGCAGGAGCTGAACGTGAGGTGCGGGTTCCGGGCCGAGGATATCTTTCTGGAGGATGGGAAGATTGATGAGCAGTTGGCCGGGATTTGGGTGAACAACTTCATATCGGGAGCGTATTCAGAGCTAGAGGAACTGAAGGATTGTACCCACTGGAAGCACTGGTACAAGGAGGCACGAGACGGCAAGAGGTTCCGACTACACGATCAGGAGGGAGCCAGGAAAGAGGTGGTAGATCTGTTGTTCTTCTGGATGAGTCTGGCGCAGGCGGTGGGCATGACAGCCGAGGATGTGGAGAAGGCTTTTCTAGAAAAAGCCAAGGTGAACCATCAGCGCCAGGATGATGACTGCACGAGTGAAGAGGCGAAAGGGTATGTGAGATGAAGATCTTTGAGTGGATAGGGAAGAGTTTCCTGGTGGCTATGGTGTTCATCGTGGCGTCTATAGGGGCGGCTGTGTTGTTGGCTGGTGGGTGTCTATTGGCTGATACTGTGGGCTCGGCATTGATGGGGCTGGGCGTACTGTTGATCGTGTGCTTGGTGTTGGGAGCGAAGTGGACATGGGGAAAAGACTCAACCTTTTAATAGAAAAATGCGGTGACTGTCCCTTCTGTAGGTATGATTGCAACTACGGAATGAGTTATGATTCAGGGTGGGATTGTCACCATCCAGAGGCAGAAGGGTTCCGTATTCCACAGGAGGGAGTGAGTGAAAAGGAGTCGGCTGAGGCCACTAAGACACTGCCAGATTGGTGCCCATTACCCAACGCAAAAGAGGTGAGTCCACCACTGATTCAGTAAAAAAAATTGCAAAATTCTCAGATTTTTCCGAACAGAGAGGGGTCGAGATATTTATATAGAGGTGGAGGGGTACGTTTTCTGGGTGGTTTTGTCGGATAGAACGTACCCTATGTTTGTTTTTGGGCCAGAAATGAGGGTTGACCGAAATGACGGTAGTCGAGGGCATGCTGAGACAGAAGGCCAAGAGGGCGGCACTGGAAGCGTACCAGAAGGGCGTATGTATGGGCATGGGAGAGTGTGATAGGTGCGGGGAGCTGAAGATGACCGTGAGTGCCTTCGCTATGCCGGGAGGGTACATCAAGCTGTGTGAGGAATGCTGGATGAGAGCGAGAGGATACCATGCATGAGGACGTGATAGGCAGTGAGATGTGGGAGGTGACCACATGGGATAGGTGGAGGCCATACGTAAGGAGATTCCTGAGGGGGTTCGGGATATCAATGTTGACCATGGTCCTGCTTCCAGCGGTGCTCTGGGGAGCGAAGGAGATAGTGCTGGGGCTGGCTTTCATTGCACAGAGGATCTATGAGGCAGGTGGACCATACGTGTATCTGGGTGCCTTGGCGCTGGTGATAGCTGTAGTGGTAGGTCTGGTGGTGGCAATCTTTGGGGAGAACTGGGGCTGATGTTCACTAAGAGAAGCAAGTTCAAGCTGTGGCTATGCAGGATGGGATATCATCGGCGCTGGGTGAGATGGGCAAGCCGGTCCAGGTACTGTAGCAATTGTGGGCAGTGGCAGCGCCTGGAGTTCTACAGCAACCATACTCAGAGGTGGGTGGATACAGAGGAGGAGGAGGAATGAGGTTCCCATGGCATGAACGTGACGATCAGGTTATGAGGGTGGCACAGGAGGCGGGTTGGATCTACGATATGCCCTATGATCTCCTTAGGAAGAAGATGCCCAACGGAGATGTCTTAAGCCTTAGCAGAGGGAGACTCATTCTTGATGTGGAGGGATTTTCGGTGGGCATGATCATGAGGTATCTTAACAGGGTGGAAGCTGAGCATGTGGAGGTGAGTGATGGCTAAGCGAACATTCATAGTGGAGATGACAGTTACTGTCAGGAAGTCTGTGGTGGTGGAAGCGGAATCACTTGAGGAGGCAGAGGAACATCCGTGGGAGCACGCTGTGGATGAGATCGAGATCGACATGATAGACTGGGAAGTGGACAATGTGATGTGTGAGGGATAGCATGGGATTGTTTTCAAAGGAAATCCTGGAGAGGGCAGTGGAGCTTCATCAGATCGAGGGCCGGATGGAGTGGAAGTACCTGCCAATGACCGACAAGCAGTGGGAGATTCTGGAGCCACATCTGCCTGAGGCTATGAGGGAGCACATCGACAGGGGAGCGGCAGCAATGCTCATCCAGCACAAGTTCGATGAGGATCGGTACGCTAGGGCGTATGGGTGCTGCGGATTTGAGGGCGGTGACATGTACTACGATGAGGACGACGAGGACTATCCCATGTGGGCTGATAGTTGGTAGAGAACAAACTGTGAGCGGCTACGTATAGAGATGTAGGTTGTTCGCAGGTTTCTGTCTTTTTATAGAAAAAGGGAATAGTAAGGGAGATCAGGATGAGAAGGAATCCGTTTCGCATTGAGGAGAATGAGTTCGACATACTGAGGGACGTTACAAGCAAGCCTCCTTATGTTCCAACACAGGATGTAGTCAACGGGCTGGACAAGGATGGGATCGACTTGCTGAAGAAGATCGGCATCTCACAGGGCACACTGACCACAACCATCCAAGAGAGCATCCAGGTGAACTACGACAGACTGAGCCTGTATGGTCAGCTGCAACGTGCGTTGGACCACTGGATGGTGGGAGCTTCAATGGAGCTGTACGCAGATGTGGCCAGCGCCTGGAGCCCGATGCATGAGTCCTCAGTGTGGATCACAGCGGATTCAGACAAGTATGAGAACGAGCTGAATGACATGCTCGACCGAATCGGAATGGAGGAGAGGATCTATGACTGGGCGTTTAACCTTGGTGCTTTCGGAGATCTGTTTGTACGTCCAGAGGCTGGGCCTGGGATGGGAATCGTTGCAGTTAATGACAATGAGCATCCTATCTCTGTTAGTCGAGCTGACTACAAGGGTCAGCTGATTGGATTCTACTGGACTCCGAACACACCGAATTCAGTATCACAGGGTCAGGGCTACCATGAGAACGATGCCTACAAGCTGATGCCTCCGTGGGACTGGGTACACTTCCGTCTGTTGGGCGCAAAGAAGAAGCGGTTCAGTGCGTATGAGAACCAGAAGGAAGTACGCAGCATGAACATCATCACAGGGGAAAGTACATACCAGCTGACTACAAGGTATGGCACGAGCCTGTTGATCAATGCACTTCCGACCTACAAGAGACTGAGACTGGCAGAGGACAGCCTGCTGATGGCACGTATCACCAGAGGTATCATCCGGTACATCTGGAAGCTGGCGGTGAACCAGAGTAGTGCTGAGGCAGTGGCGGCGCTGGTGGATCAGTATGCAACCATGATCACGAGAGCCAGAGCCATTGACACAGATCCGGACAACCCATACTACGACAGTCGGCAGAATCCATTCAGTGTGATGGAGGATATTTTCGTTCCTGTCTGGGGTGACGTGGGAGATCTGGCATACGAGAAGGTTGGTGGTGAAGCGGACATCCGTTGGATCGTAGATGTCGAGCAGCTTAGAAACCAGCTGGCTGTATCTTTGCGTACACCTATGTCATTGCTGGGTGGATGGGTGAACGAGGCCACTGGTGCTCTGGGTAGTGAGGCACTGGAGGCGTTGGACATTCGGTTCGCACGTAACGCGAGACGTTTGCAGAGAGCACTGACCGAGGGTATCTACAGGATGTGTCAGATCAATCTGGCCTACATGAACCTGGACCCAGATCCTACATTGTTCACGGTTCACATGGGTGAGACATCTACAGCTGAGGAAGAGGCTATGCGGGAGAGCCTGGACGCTGGCGTGGATACCATCGACAAGTTCATCAGTGTGGCAGAGAATGCTGTGGGTGAGGGTGAGCTGGACAAGCAGAAGATGTTTGACTATCTGTCCAGAAAGATCCTGAGATTGGAAGACTTCCACATCGAGGACTTCGTGAGAAGCCCTGACAAGATGGTAGGTGAGAAGGCCAAGGCTGCATTGGCGCTGGAAGAGGCATTCCAGAAAAGATTGCTGAATCGTAGAATTTCACGGAACCATGACCTGAGTAGCTTCGTACCAGTACAGTGGGAAACAGGTCCTGCACCTAGATGGGCTGTGGGCGATAAGCTAGTGGAGCTGAAGCTGGATGAGGGCAAGGAAGAGGAGAGGGTCGTGGCTGTCTATGAACATGGCCAGCAAGAATGGGAGCGTCTGTATGGAGAGACACAGATCAGAGAGGTCACGGACGAGGAAGTCGAATAAGCCGTTTCATGAGATGACCATGGACGAGCTGTATGAGGAGTGTGAGTCTGAGGAGAAAGATGAAGAAGATCAAGTGTAAGCGGTGTAAGCAGCCGAGAAGTGAGTGGGATTTGCTGGAGGGCTATTGCCTGTTGTGTGCTGGGCGGGTCATCCAGGTGGCACGGAAGTACGTAGCGTTGAGGGAGCAGAGAGGTGAGGACGCACAGTGTGAGCGTCAGACGGCGTGGAAAGAGCTGAAGGGAGCCTTGGGATGAGTGAGACTGAATATCATAGTGGTGTGTTGCATCCACTGGACATGAGTAAGGGCCTGGAAGAAACGGCCAAGGAGATCTGCGAGAAGCATGGATGGGAGAAGGACAAGTGGCACAGTGACTACGAAGAGCTGCTGTGTGATGAGGGTTACATGTCGTATGTGGTGGCCAACGGCGTGATCTACAAGGTGGACGATGATGACATGGACCCATACGATGACGTCTATGTGGCAGAGAAGCAGTCGGATGGTTCATACCGATACACCTTGAAGTACTACAACGGTGGATGTGGTTTTAGTGAGGCCATTGAAACGGCATTGGAGAGAGCTAAGGAGTCGAGTGATGCGCAGGACCAGAGCATGGAGGAGATGGCAGTACCAGAAGAGGAAGATGAATCGTAAGCACTACTGGGGTGGGCCAGTCGGGACGGAGCCCGGTGTCAGGTACATGCAGACTGAAGAAGAACGTCTGGGGATGGTAGCCAATACTCCTCAGCCGTGTTCGTGCATCGGTGGGTGTGGGCACATGCGTCAGGCTTACGGTCCAACGATCCAGGAAAGAAAGGCAGCTGAGGATGCCCAAGCGCAAATCGAAGAGCAGAACAAAGAGGCTGGAAGAGAATTATCCCAAGCTGCCTAAGGACAGTGAGGGCTACTGGGTATGTCGCTACTGTGGGGAGCGGATCAATCAGGGCAATAGGTACAGAGCTTGGTGCAGTGATGCGTGCTCAAAGAATGCCATGGAGCGAACATATTCCAACTGGGCACGTAATGCTTTAGAGAGGCGTGAGAATGGAATCTGCCAAGAGTGTGGGCTGGATACAACGGAGCTGGATCATGAGCTGAAGATCCTGCGGAGCCTAGTGAATCATACGTACAGGCAGTGCAGCAAGGAGAAGTGGCACTACAAGGATGTGCTGGAGACTCTGCTGCTGGCCATGAAGAAGTGTGGATTCAACACCGATCCGACGTGGGGCCGGTGGACTACGCTGTGGCATATGGATCACATTGTGGAGCACGCAGAGGGTGGAACGCTGGAGCCTGAGAACCTTCAGACATTGTGCGTGGCTTGCCACAAACGAAAGACCAAGAAGTATGTAAGCCAGGAGGGCTGACCTGATGGGTCACAGGAACAAGCGCCAGAAAGAGAAACGTCGTCGTCAACGAAAGCATTTACCAGTGGAGAGCAAGGCGTATCACCCACCTAAGCTGACTAGGCCATGGTGGTATCGGTGTAAGTTCTACATCCCAGGCAGGTGTGGTGAGTGCTCGGATGGGCAGTTGCATCTGGTGTCACCAGCCAAGGGCTTGATGATGTGTGCAGGCTGGTGTTGTCACAGGGATATGCAGGTCTGGTGTGTGAAGGTCAAGAAGGCCAAGAGATCAGAGTGGAAAGATTTGCCTAGGAGTAAGAGCAACGATGAGCAGGTCAAGACGGAAACACGCATGGGTGTGGTTGACGAAGAAGTGGGAGAAGTGGAACGAGAGTGCATTCCGGAGGAGGGTGAAGCAGGCGCTGCATGATGTGGAGGTAGACTTCGATCCAGATCGGGATTGGGAAGAGGCGAACATCGGACACAAGAAGGCTGGTGGAGAGTTGGGAACCAAGTGTGGCTACAATGTGAAACCTCATCCAGATGACAGTCAGACAGACATCGATAGCTACGAGGAGATAATGAGGAAATGAGGGAGAAGCGGAGCTGGAAGACAAGATGGTTTTGGGTGTTGGTGGAGAAGCACGAGGCTGATTGTACATGTTCATATTGTGCAAAGGTGGAAGGTCTCACAGCGGAGCCACTGCACTATGGGCTGAACATTCCCAGAGCCTGGAAGCGTTCGACTTCATGGTGGGTGATCAAGTACGGTCGTGGGAAGTATTTCAGATGGACCAATAGCTGGCTGAGGAGATGGGCATGAGCGAATGCTTCCATAGGCCGGGACCGCATGAGGATGAGGAGCTGTATCAGCGACTGCTCTATCTGGCGTACTGCATTCATATGGATCAGTACATCACGGATATCCGAAGTATGAAACTGATAGAGGAGTGGGAGCGGTTCAGGGATTCAGATGAAGTGAAGATGCATTGCGGTGACTGTACGAAGACGGCGTGTCCATGTCCAAGATGTATGATGCATGGCTTGGAGATCGATGCAGAGAATATGTACACATTTCTAAGAACAATGGAGTTGCGGGAGCATAGGAAATGAACGAGTTCGAGAAGGCGCTCGACATAGTAGAGGCCAAGACAGTGGAGGTCCCAGACGTGGTCTATCATGGTACGAATTCAAAGCCATTCGATAGGTTCAAGCAGACGGGTGGGAAGGTGAGTACGGTCTTCGGGACAGAGGCAGTCAAGAGGACTGGGTTCTTCTTTGCGCCAGACGAGGAGTTGGCAAGGGACTTCGGGAAGAACGTAGCAAAGGTCAAGCTGCATCTGGACAAGGTGATCGATCTGGAGCATGACACTACACTGGATGACAAGTGGGAGGCAGCTGGCTACAACCGTAAGTGGCTCACATCCGTGGAGACATGGGAGCTGTTCGACGGTGAGGACGGGGAAGAGTTCGTGAGGTTTTTACAGAAAAATGGATATGATGGAGCCGCATTTGTAGAGCCAGAAGCTGGTAAGGGTAGATCCGGCTGGGCGTTCGTGGCATTCGATCCGAAGGACATTGAGATACTTGAATGGAACTAAGGAGGACTAGGGATGGATGAATTCAGGGATTTGGTAGAGTGTGGTAGTGCCGGTGTGCAGTTGGCATATGTCAAGGGACAGAAGGACATGACCTGGGGTCAGCTGGCAACGGCAGTGTATCAGATCCTAGAGACTGTTCACATTCCTGACGAGTGCATGGATGACGTCGAACGGTTCTGCAACGAAGCGAAGAGTCAGTTCCTGAGATGGGCCGAGAATGAAGTCAAGGCGGCTGGACTCTTGCAGGCTGACAGTGATTACGATGGGATGCTAGGTGAAGCGGTGTTGGATCTGGTCAATGTGTTTGACTCACAGAACCATTCCGGGATGAGCGCTGCGATGGTCAGAGCTATCTTCGATAACCTAGCGAACTGGAAGCCACTGTCTCCGTTGACGGACAATCCGGATGAGTGGATGGAAGTGAGTGAGGAGCTGTGGCAGTCAAGGCGAAACCCGGCGTGCTTCTCGAAGGATGGAGGTAAGACATACGAGGACAACAACGATCCATGCTGGCTGCATGAGGATGAAGATGGATGTACCTACTTCTCCAGGCCAGAGAATCCAGAGGACATTACGATTCACGAGAGTGAGCCGTATGAGGGTAAGGTGAACAAACAGGAGCTGGCACGGTTTGGCTCTGACAAGGACAAGAAGAAAAAGGAAGACGAGAAAGATGAGTCTTGAGTACGCAATGCATGTAGGGTATCCGTGCTTCCATTGCTGGGACCATGTGCGGGACTTCTCTACATGGACAACGTGTGGGCTGGAGACTGAGGTGCCGAAGTGGGCCATGTGGTACTCAGAGTATCGATGTCTGCTGTGCGGAGCGGAGAGGACGTTGCCTCAGGGAGACTGGCCAGTAGGTGGCAGATGCTACAGTCTGGATGAGGTGTGGGATGAGGAATGGGATGAGCTTCTTGAGGGAGTGGAAGTAGACGATGAGGAAGAACGCGATCCATGGGATGGAAGAGACCTTCCAGGGTATGACGGAGATGCGCTATGAATGAGTTCGATTACATGATTCGTGAAATGGAAGAGGAACCAGAGGAGAGCGATATGGGATGGATAGGTGTGGACTTGGACGGGACGCTGGCACACTACGATGAGTGGAAGGGTGCAGACCACATTGGTGAGCCGGTGCCTGCAATGCTGGAGCGTGTGAAGAAGTGGGTAGCGGCAGGTAAGATAGTCAAGATCTTCACAGCCAGAGCATCAGCGCCAGACTTTGATATCTCTGTGGTGCATGAGTGGCTCAAGGCGAATGGGCTACCGGAGCTGGAAGTGACTAACTCGAAGGACTATGCAATGATCGAATGCTGGGATGACCGATGCATTCAGGTGAGGCCCAACACTGGTGAGCGAGTGGATGGGAGGTGAGTGATGAATTCAGGTGGAACCAAATACAGGACGTAGGTTGGATGGTAAAGGAGACTAAGGATGGGGTTTACGGATTATGTGAGTAGGTTCAGAAGTCAGTTGGTTAATTCCAGCAAGTATCGGATGTCCGAGGTGGAGTACCTGGACACATACTGGGATGATCTTCGCGTGTCTGCGAATGATGTGATCCTTGCTGGTGTGAATCCTCCAGAGTGGAAGCAGGTGGTGAATGATGGGGCTGGAGGCGCATCGTATGCTGTTCAGCTGGATGGAAGCACGCAGTACGGGACCGTGGGAGACTATGCAGGATTGGATGTAGATGCCAATGGTCATCTGACTGTGGAGACATGGTTCTCAGCAGATACCGTGACAGGGTTCCGTCCAATCGTTTACCGTTCTGGCTACGTACAGGTTCAGATCCGCAACGGGAGAATCCGGGTTGCGATGGAGGGATCTGGATTCCAACAGACGGGTGTGGTCACACTATCTGGCGTGACGCATCATCTAGTAGTGGTGCTGGAGAAGAGTGGCAGTGATACAAACTGTACAGTGTACATGGACAACGTTGTGGTGGACAGCTTCGTATTCGTGGGCACGGTGTTTGGGACTCAGACCACAGATCTTCTCATAGGAACAAATGGTACGCAGTACTACAATGGGATCATAGACGAGACCGTGCTTTACAATGTGGCCTTGACTGCTTCTCAGGTTACAGAGAGATGGAATAGCGGAGCTGGAACGCAGACGGTGCCGACAGGTGTGACGAAGGCGTCAGATGTGATTGCCATGTTCCACTACGATGAGGGAACAGGGTCAACGGTAGACAATGATTGTACGATTGGGGCTGGAGAGGATATGTCTCTCACAGGCTCACCCACATGGCCGACAGGGTTGATCGGTGGGAGTGCTGGGAGCGTTGGAGTGCTGGCGCTGTCGTTCTCGCCCACGATTCGGAATGAGGCATTCTTTCCGACACAAATATTGCACGCATGGAAGCAGGGTAGTGCGCTTCATCCGCACGTACATTTCGCGCCTAATGGTGCTGGTGGTTCAGGTCAGATGCCGAGGTTTGGGCTGGAGTACTCGTTGGCAGGTATCGGAGAGGTGTATGGGAATACGACCACCATCTACACAACAGGAGTCGTGGCTGGTGGGGACACAACGTTGGTGGATCGGAAGCATTACCTGATGAGTTTCCCAGATATCGACATGTCAGCGGTGGCAAATACGATTGGGGTGAGCGCCATGTTGCTGTGTCGGTTTTTCCGGGATGCGGAGCATGCGGATGACACGTATGCGAATGACGTATTCTTCAAGGAATTTGACTTCCATCTAGAACATGACAGTCCTGGAAGTCGTAGTGAATATGTGAAGTAGGGGTGATCTGGGTAACACGGAGGGAGTGCCTCTGTGGGTGCAGGTGATATGCCGCACTATCTGGATCGAGTTGTAAGGAGGATGTATCATGAGAATGCCGGAAGCAGGAGAGTGTCTTGTGGGCAAAGTGTGTGTCTGTTCAGTGGGCAGACCGTTCATCGTAACGCACCAGCAGGCGTTTCCGTGGGGCGTAGCGTGGGCAGGTCTTGGCCTGGATGGGAAGGGTACTGCGTGCTCGTCCAATCCATGTGTTATTGCCGAGAGCGGACATGAGTTCCATGACAAGTTGTTTGAGCGATTCGGAGGGAGGATGAGCCACTTCGCAGATGGGAAGTGATTTTTTCTGAAAAACAATTTGGATTGTGCAACGGATGCCGTATACTTTGGTTAGTGTACGGCATTTTCTTTAACAACTGAATACAGCATGTTAGGATACCTCAGAGACTGATCGTAGTTGAGGTGCGTCTATGCTACTAAACCACTGGGCGACCCCATCCGATAACCTGATCAGTTGTCGGCCAAGCTTGATCGGCTTGAGGTGTTCTCCGCAAGAGACCGTGGGAAGCAGGTGCAACTCCTGCCTGAGGTGCCCTAACGTGCTGTGTTCGAGGGAGATGAAACCATGTTGATCGATTGCTTGGGCAAGGCAGTAGCGAATACGCACAAGGATATCAAGCGGGCTCTGATGGAGACGGACATGGTTGAGGTGGACGGTGATGACCTGTCTATCAGCAACTTCTTCTCTGAGTCTGGGGATGAGATCAACGTGTACAACGGATACTGCACCGAAGGGCCTGCGGTGTTCGAGGTGGACGAGATCGATGAGGCTATTCGGACGTTCATGGAAATGATCGAAGAGGACGATTAGTCATTTGCATTCTTTGGGATATGGCTTATACTTTAGGTGTAAGCTGAAACCCTTTGAGGAGCTGAGATATGGAACTTGACCGACTGGCACTGACGATCACAGAAGAGGATCTACAGGGCAGGGATCAGGTGTGGATCAAGCTGGCGGGTGGCAATCATGTCCATCTGACGCTGCACAAGCACAACTTCCGGATCGTGGCGTGGGTGGGTCAGTCGTGGAGTAAGTTGGTTAAGAAGATGTATCGATATCGGTGTGAGGGCTGAACGATGAGTATCGTAGACTGCATGTTGGTTGCAGCTGCCATAGCGTTTGTGGAATTCTACGCCGTGATGCATAGAGGCGTGCTTGGAGTAAGAGATGAGGCTGTACCACAATGCTTGGTCTAACTGTAGGAAGAATTGGGATGCAAGGGATGTGCAGATGGTCGATGAGGCTATCGAGGATCGAGGACCTTCCTACGCTATGGCATATTCAGGCTTGCTGGCAAAGAGCTTGTTGGAGAAGGGAATCATTGAGGGGCGGTCTCCCAAGTCTGTGAAGTGGAAAATTCGTGAGAGGGCTCAGAGGAGGATGAACGATGAGCTGTTGTGATGGTTGGAAGTATCGAGATGACGAGGTCAATGGGATCTGTCCTGAGTGTGGAGGTCCTACCGTGGATGGTGAGGCGCAGCAGGGTTGCAACTATTCTCCTGTCGAGTGCAAGACCTGCGGTGATGCTCCCTGTGATTTGTCCTGTTAGGGGAAGGTGATGAGTTGTTTTGCGGATACACAAGCAGTGGTCGAGCGGGATGCCGTGGGGCGATCTCGGATCTTTGATGTAGGAGCTGAGTCATGCTGAAGCCCGAAGAGCGACAGACAATCATGGACAATATCGTAGCATTGTCGGATGAGGAAGCTGTGAGCTACCTGATCTCCTACGCAAGCAATGCTGGGGACTTTGATCGGGGCTGGCACATCATGCAGCTGCTGCGGACTGACGTGCTGGCTCGAATGAAGAAGGGGCAGTGATGTACGTTCACGGAGAGTATGACGAACATGGGATGCGGATCTACGTAGGTTCTGAGTGTGTGGCTGAGTACCATTCCGATGAGCCTGAGGATGTGGAAGAGAATCGCAGCCTGTGTCTACAAGAGGGCCAGGAGACAGCGGAGGAAAAGGGTCTGCCGTGGTCCGGTTGCCATTATGTGGGGATGCCTGATGGAGAATTTATGGTGTGAGAAATGTGGAGCGCCGGTGGTGGCAACCAAGGTGAGAGATATAATCTCGGTGAAGCCATGCGGGAACTGTCTGCGGATTGCGATACGTGAGGCGGTGAAGGCTGGACGATTGGCAGCTATCGCGGAGTACGGTCTTGAGGGGGATTCCAAATGATGGTGTGGATCGTGTCAACAGATGGCTACTGGGATGGTGCGATTCGGGGCCGGTGTGCGAAGGATGCCGAGGGTGTCAAGAGGATCGTCACCGAGCAACGTGAGATCGGCTTCCTGGCCAAGGTCCGGAATATCGAGGTGGACTTTGAGAACCGGAAGGTGCTCTTCGAGGAGGCTCCACGGTGGGTTGATTTGGACGATGAGCAGTGGTGGGGCCAGCTGGTGTATGAGCTGATTCCGATAGATGTGATGGGAGCGGACGATGAAGTGTCCTAGGTGCAACAAGGTGGTGGATATTGACATTCCAATGCGGAATGCGGAGAATTATGGGAGCCACTTGTACATACTCAGATGCGAGCACTGTGAGGGCCTGTACAGTACGTACATCTCTCGCACGGTATCGGCGCATGATCCGGAGATGGTGAATGATCCGGATGCGATTCCTGATTTTTGATTTGCATTCTCTCCAGGATGGCGTATACTTTAGGTGTACATTAATCCTTTGAGGAGATGTGTGATGGCAACTGAGACCGCAACCGAATGTCGAATCTGTGGTGCAGAGCTGTGCAAGCCTGGAGACAGCGTTGCCCTGCAACTGTGCCAGAGGCACGAGCAGCAAGAGCGGACGAGGCTCTATGAGGCCCAGAAGGCTGAGCGGCATAGTGCTTCGGAGCGAGACAATCTCCTGGAGTGTGTTCGCAAGCTGCTGGACTGTGGGTTCCGTGAGAATGGTGGCTGGTTCGCTTGTCGTCCGAATGACGATGACCTGGACTACGCAGCTGAGGTGTTGAAGCAGGCGACTGGGGAGGTGCGCTAAGATGGCTGGTAACGACATTGCGACAATCACGGTGAACGGCAAAGAGTCGAAGATGCAGGTGGCTACGTTGCTGAGTCTCTTGAACGGAGCTGCGTGCCACAATATCGATCATCAGAGGGAAGAGGAGGCTAAGACTCTGGGCGAGCTGACTGCTCACAAGGGCCTGGAGGAAGAGAACGTCCGCAATGCTCTGATGAACCTCAGGCACTTCGAGGAAGAGCTGGAGCTGATCGAGTCCATCAAGACTGAACTGGGGATCGGGAGGTAGTCATGCCTTACGTCAACATGAAGAAGCTGATCACTGAGGTGGCCAAGTCGCGTGGTTGGGCGATGGTTCCTGAGGGAATCACCAAGAAGATCGATGACCGGGGAGCTGGGATGTTCGGGATCTCCATGAAGGGTGTGGAGTCGGTTGTCTCTGAGCTGAAGGTGGGCGACAGTCTCGATGAGCTGAAGGGCGGGATCGCGGAGGCTCTGGACCGGATGGAGGGCAGCTTCGTCCTGCTGTCCATGGGCTATGAGATCTACGAGGAGGATGACGATGGACAAGTTGGACAAGATAGTTGAGGCCATAGAGGAGCTGGGAGCGGCGCGTAGGGCATCTGATGAGTATCCGAACTGTGCGGCCTCTCAGCGGAACCTGGAGACGAGCAGAGAGGAGCTGAAGTGGCTTCTTGAGGAGGTGTTGGACTGATGGCCAAGTACAGGATCATCATGGAGTGTCCATACAGTCAGATGAAGGTGACTAGGGCCATTGCAGATCTGTGCAATGGGACACTCTTTGTCGGGCGTTTGGATGGGACCGATGAGGTCCAGGATCGATTTGATCATACGGTGGCTACTATTGAGGAGATCGAAGATGAGAGCTAAGGCATTTCTGTGTGTTCTGGTTCTACTGGTGGCGATGGTGTTGGTGGGCTGTGATGGCAGACCGAATAAGACTGCCCAGTACCAGGAGGGCCAGCAGGTGCAGGTGAAGATCTCTGGGGTTGAGGGGATGGTCATCGGTGTGTATCCGAAGAAGGACTGTGTGAAGTACAAGGTGAAGGTGTACGTAGAAAGCGACATACTCCCGTTCTACCAGAATCAGTGGTACAAGGAATATGAGCTGAAATTGGTTCAGGAGGATGAACAATGAGTAGTTGGATCAAGTATCAGTGTTGGATCATCGTGATTCGTCTGTTGCTTAGCATTGAGATCGGGCTGCATGGGCGAAACCGGGAGGCGGTCCCTGGCACTATCGATAAGGCCGAGAACCTTCTGGAGCTGCTTGGGCGACGGCAGAATGAGTTGGGCAAGGACATTGCACGGAATACTGCGGAGGACGAGAAATGACACGCAGATTGAAATGGATCGTGGTCATGGTCGTGGCGATCATGATCATGGTGACTGGCTTCTTTGTGGTCATCGACAGCAAACCATCGCCCAAGCCCCTGTTCAAAGTGGGGCAGACTGTGGAGATGCGGTTTGGTACGGATCAGGGTCTGGTCATGAAGGTGGGCCGGAGCTTGGGAGGCGATTATATCTACCATGTGAAGTTCTACTACAAGAATGGAACTGAGCAGGTTCGGAAGTACAAGGGTATTGAATTGGAGTTGCCGAGGCCGAGGAAATGAGGTGAAGGATGAAGGTGAAGAGCATAGAGTACGATGGGGCATATCCAAACCTGTGCAGCGGAACGCTGAAGGTGGTGACCAGCATCGGTCTGCCTCTCGTGGAGAAGGTGTGGGTGTTCCCTGATTTCTGCCTGAGTTCAGGTGGGAGTGTGTGGTTCGATGATGAATGGGATGAGCACGTGGAGTATGGTGATTGGACCGTGACTGACTGGCCTAAGGATTTCCCTGAGGAGCTGAAGGAAGCCGTAGAGGAGATGGTGAATCAGGAGATACCACAGGGCTGTTGTGGAGGTTGCATATGATACTGTACGGTGTGTACAAGAACATAGACATGACAGAGGGGCGTGGGCCGATGGTGCTGGAGTCCTTGTGGTTCAGCAAGGAGAAAGCTGTGAAGCGCATCCAGAAGATCTCTGGTGTGGACAAGCCCCATGGTATTGGAAATCAGGAGTGGTATGGCAGCTTTCATTATATCAAGGAGCTGCACACAGCGGATGAACTGTCTGGGTTCGTGGTTCCTGGTGTCGTGCCTGGGGTGGAGAAGTACAAGGCAGATTTCTTGTGGCCACATGAGGATGGGACTGTCGAGGAAGCGGGCTATGAGTTCGCCAATGCTCGGACAGAGGAGTACCGTCAGAATTGGTGGAGGTGCTTGGTGGCACGTGTGACTTTGGAGGCGAGGCATGGCTAAGATCAAAGTGATTCTACCCGCAAGTGAAGTCCCGGACAAGTCGAAGGTCTACAAGCCAGCTGGGAAGAAGTGGTACAGACTCCTGACTGAGCTGAAGATCTATGCGACGGATAGCAAGGTGAATGTCGAGTATCCGGAGGGTTCGGTGTTCCTGCATGATGAGCACGGGCGCATCAACATGATCGGCGGTGATGAGCAGCTGGTTCTGGTGTTCGAGGACTATCTGGAGGCGGCAAAGTTTTTTGCAGAAAAAGCTGAATGCGACCTTGTACCTTAGCAGATCTGTGGTATACTTTAGGTAGCAATGGTGCTGTTCCAGGAGTGTGTTATGACTCTTCAACTTCATGATGTTCGGCGGGTAGCTCACAAGGTGGGGCTTGTGGTGCTTGAGCGTGGGGACGGGAAGCTTCTCGTGACCAACGGCGGCACACCCAAGCATCTCCGTGAGAAGCTCGTGGATACCCTGGAGGAGGCTCTGGAGCTGGTGCTGGCAGAGCGGAACGGTCGAACGCCTATACTTGAGGAGAACCACTGATGGCAACGAGAAAGACGATTGTGGTCGATGACGTGGTGGAGATCGTGAACGAGATGCTGGCGGCAAGCACGTGCAGTCCGGAGACTCGTCGTGGGATGATCGCGGTCCTTCACGAGGTTCTACACAGGACCGATAACTATGATGGGTTTCGTTACCTGTCTAAGTTCGATCTGCCGGATGATGTGCTGCCCGGCATCGTGTGGGAAGGTGAGGGAGAGAATCGAACGTCAAGCTACCCAGATGACACGAGACGTCAGTATGGGTGCAAGCATGTGCGCTTGGATGCGAATCGTAGGGCACGGAAGGCTGAGCGTGAACGTGAGGCTTTGGCAAGGAGAATTTGATGGCGAAGGACAAGAAGAAAGTTCAGGGTGCAACGTACTGTCGTCCGGAGATGAAGGGCAAGTGTAAGGCTCAGCGCACGAGCACGAAGTACTGTCCGGACTGTAAGCTGCGGGTTCGCGGCGCAAACCATGCACAGGGAAGTCATCACAACCAGCATCGAGTGTAGGGAGAATGTGATGGGCACGAGAAATTTGACATGTGTGGTTCTGAACGACGAATGTGTCGTGGCACAGTATTGCCAGTGGGATGGGTATCCCAGCGGCCAGGGTGTGGAGATCCTGAATTTCCTGCGTGAGAGGTTTGATCGGGCCAAGTTCCTGGAGCAGTTGGAGCTGGTGGAAGGGATCACTGAGAAGCAACTGATGCAGTTCTATCGGGAAGCTGGTGACGACCGTGATGATGAGCTGGTGGATCTGGACGTGTCGAATCGATTCCGGCGACGGTTCCCTCAGTTGAATCGGGATATGGGCGGTGACATTCTGGAGTTCATCCAGGGGTTCCCAGACACGTTGAACTGTGCTGTGGAGAAGGACGAGGAGAAGAGCTGGTATACTCCTCCGTCGAAGCTGGATGGTGAGGACGATCTGCCGAGCGCCTTCGATGCGATGGGCGGTAAGATCCTGGTGCAAAACAGTCAGGAATTCGCCAAAGACGGCCTGTTCTGCGAGTTCGCCTATGTCCTGGATCTGGACAAGAATGTGCTGGAAGTCTACGAGGGCTTCAACAGGGGCGAGCCTGGGCGGTTTGGTAATGAGGCTAACGAGGATGGCTACAAGCCTGTGGGTTTGATCAAGACGTACAGTTTGGATGACCTTCCGGATGAGGAAACGTTCCTCTCTGATCTGGAAGAAAACGAGGAAGACGATGGATAAGCGATTCGTCAATGCGTGCCATCGTGCCCAAGATTTCCTGAACAAAACTGGGCGGCTGGCGTATGTGTACTACTGTAAGAGCGCCAGGCGGTTTGAGGTTCACGTTGAGCCGCCTCCCATACGATGGGCGAGCGACTACAAACTGATGGCCATTTCGGAGAGGTGATATGAGCTGGGTGGAGATCGAGAAGAGAATGTTGTCTTTGATTGGCAAGGGCTTCCGGGTGTGCTCCTACAAGAGTAGCTTCACCAAGGACCTTGTCGGATGGTACATCTGTACGAACTGGGGCGAACGAGCTGTCTACCTGTGGAAGGATGGCACTATCAATGGGAGCACTGGCTACTGTAGTCCTGGTTTTGGTGTGACACTGGAGGATGATCTCAAAGCGTTGCATTGGGCTCCCGGCTACTGGGGCACGAAAGAAGAGGCAGAGGCTTTCTTGGAGGCGTGGAAGAATGAGAAGATTGATGAATGCGATACTGAAGAGCGTGTACCGGAGTCAGTATAAGGCTTTGAGGGATGTGGGATTCAGTGAGGGCGCAGCGACGTGGTTGCTGGGTTCCAGAACAGCCAGGGATATAACTGGCAAGGGAGCGTTTTAATAGTATGGAGGGTCAAGCAGAAGGCTGGCGACTGCTCCGGTTTTGAAAACCGGCGAGCCCCTTAAAGGGCCTTGTGGGTTCGATCCCCTCACCCTCCGTTGAAAGGAGAAAGAGATGACAATCTATCTCATGTACGGCGCTTACAAGCCATACACGAAAGAGGACAAGGAGTGGACGTGTCAACTGGAAGAGGATCTCTATACAGGAGACTGTCCGGATGTGGGTGAGATTCATATGTTGCGAGGTTGTAATCCGTTCGAAGCTGATACAATCTGCATTGGTCAAATCCTAGTTAAGATAGATCAGCTGGGCATCGATCTTCAACAAGTGGACATGGATCATCTTCGGGTGACTGATATTCATCTCATGCTTGAGATGCATGCTAAAGAGAGACAGGATCAGTTCTCATCGTTGGGTGTGTTCCTGTTTTCCGTGTTTGATTGAGGAGGAAGAGATGAAGAACGTGGAAAGAATCATGCTGGATGACGTCGAGCCGTTCACGTTGTTTGAAGATGAGCAAGGTTGGCGCGTGAGTCCTGAGGACGATCCGGATGTGCAGAGCATCGCATACCCAACGAAGGGTGATCTGCTTCATGACTTCTACAGTGAGTGTGGGCCTGAGTGGGAGGAGTAGGATGAAAGATCTATGCATACATATGGCACGGTTGAGTTTGGAGCGGGACAAGGCACATGGATGTGTTTTAGGTCCCATTGATTCGTACAGAGAGAAGTGCATTGAGGAACGATGTGGGCATTGGGACAGTGACAAGGGTTGCTGCTCATTGGTCGTGGTGTCATAGCGGAAGGTCTAGCCGAAGGTTGGCGACGGCACCTCCCTGCTACGGAGGCGAGCCCTAACGGGCCTTGTGGGTTCGATCCCCATGCCTTCCTTTGAGAGGAGAAAGAGATGTTAGAGAGTGAGACACATGATTTCTGGGACAAGGTGAAGCAATACCAAGAGGCACTGTCTGCCTTCCAGGAGAAGCAGCGCCTGGATTCTATTGTGCTCGGCCTGTTGAAAATCGTGCAACAGGGTAAGTTCACGGTCAACCGGGATCTGAAGTACAATTTGGAGTGGCCTTCAACATTGCCTGATAAAGAGATACAAGCGTGTGTGGAGTTCATGGAGGCGGTCAACACAGAGAAGTGGGACGAATTGAAAAGGGAATCTGATGGACGCTGAGACTTGGGAACTGATTGCAGAGATGAAGGGTATCCTGGAAGACTTGGTATATCTGGAGGGCGAGTGTCGGCATGATCATCATGGATTTTGTCAGGCACACAATTTGGCATCAAGGGAAGACTGCCATGTCTACAGAGCCAAGAGGGTGTTGGCTGAGATCGAGGAGAAGATGAATGATTCCGAATGAAGTTCAAGACAAAGAGAGGTTCTCGTTTGATCACGCGATCCTGTTGGCCTATCGGGGAAGCATCTCCCATGGGACCTACCGGCCCAGCCATGATCCTAATTCCATCGATGACAGAGATGCGATTGGTATCGTGATCCCTCCCATGGAGTATTACTATGGGCTGGAGGAGTACGGTTCACGTGGGACCAAGACGCTGATCCATGAAGAGTGGGACATCGTTTTCTACGAGCTGAAGAAGTTCGTCAGACTCCTGGAGAAGGGCAATCCGAATGTCCTCTCGTGCCTGTTCCTGGAGCCCAACATGTACATGCAGCTGTCGGCGGCAGGGGAGTTCTTGGTTGAGAATCGTGACCTGTTCGTCACCAAGAAGTGCTATCCCAATTTCGTTGGGTATGCTCATGGGCAGCTTCACAAGATGGAGCACGCTGCATGCAGGGGCTACATGGGTGAGAAGAGGAAACAGCTGGTGGAGAGGTTCGGGTTCGATACGAAGAACGCAGCGCACCTGATTCGGATCTTGCGGATGGGGATCGAGCTGCTGTCTACGGGTAGGCTCCAGGTTCATCGTCCAGACGCTGAGGAGATCGTCTCTATCAAGCGTGGGGCGTGGTCTCTGGAGAAGGTCAAGGCTGAGGCTGATCGGCTGTTCAAGCTGGCTGAGGAGGCTCTGATCAGATCCAGTCTACCGGATGAGCCTGACCGTGAGAGGATCAATCAGGTTTGCTGTGAGATTTTTCATCTGAACCATTTGTATCCCTAGAGATTTGTCGTATACTTTGGGTATACGAGAAACCTTTGAGGAGAGCAAAGATGAAGACTCTAGTGCGATTGATGATGACTGGTCATTCGATCAGCGTGGTCCTGGACAATGAGTTTATCCGGACCTTCAAGATCACCAAGAGTTTCAAGAGGGAGCGAGTGATTCAGTACTTGGATGAGAATGGGTTCGAGCCATGCGAGCAGTCGAAGCTGTCTTTCCCATGGCTGGTGGATATCAATTGGAGCTTGGCAAATGCCTAAGAAGTTAATAGATCAGTTGGCTGGGAAGATGTACGAAGAAGTTCAGGAGACCCTGCACGCACGTGTCAATCGTGGCGAGTTCACACGTCGGGATGGTGCTGACTTCCGTCAGGCTCTGGAGAAAGAGCAGGGAACTGTGGGCCATTCCAAGGCGCAGAAGCTGTGGGATCTGGCTTGGGAATACGGGCATGCGAACGGGCTGTTGGAAGTCCGCTTCTACTACATGGAACTGAAAGAGCTGATTGACTGAGGAGGTTGATATGGGTGTTCCGCAGATTTTGGTGATCATCTGGTGTGTCTTTGCTTTCTTCTGGAAGATGGTGCTGATGGCGAAGCATGGCGAGAGTCAAGGTGTGGGTCCGGCAGCATCGATAGTGGCTGTGCTGATGCAGTTGCTGTTGACGACTATTTTCCAGCTGTTGCTGCTCTTCGGTGGCTTCTATGGGTAAGGAGCTGCCCAAAGGCTACACTTGCACGTGCGGGAAGTTTCACGAGTATCCTGCGTATGTGTATGCTCACTGGACAATCGAGCTGACGCACACGTGCGATTGTGGCAAAACGTGGCTGATCTATGAAGGTGAGGTGGAGGAACTATGAAATTCGAACTGGACAAGAGTGTTGTGCAGACGTTTGTGGAGTGGGCTGCGGAATTGATTTTGTCGAGGGAGCACCCTTGTTCCCGTTTGGCCAAGGAGATGGATCGCCAGCTGGAGACTCCGATTGATGGGTCGTGCGAAGAGTATCGGTCTGGTGAGATGAGAGTCTTCCAGGTGGGGCCGGAAGAGATCGACTATGATCGGTTTGACTTCGATTGGCTGGTGTACTGGTACGAGACTGGGTCCTGGGAGGGTCATGGTTGCGCTGCATACAAACTGGATGGGAAGTTCGGCTGGGCCAACATCGGACATTGCAGTTGCTATGGGCCGGAAGATCAGATCGGGGCTCCGAGCATGGAAATTGTGTCACTGGTCCAGGATCTGACTACGACTGAGAATGACTACGACCATGAATGGATGAGCGCGGTCTTGAACAAGGTGGTCGAGCTGGAGTTCGTAGACTGGGAAACTGCCAAAAAGGAGCTGGGACTATGAAGAAGTGGCGATTTCATTTCACGCTGAAGCACAAAGCGGCTACGATCTCGTGCAATTTGAATGTGATTGCACGTTCGTGGAAGGAATCTATCATGAAGGTGGATGAGGCATGGAGACTCATTCCGGGCATACCGGATAACAAATTCACGATTGTGCTCAATGAGATCGAGGAGATGCCATGAGGTTTGTGTTCATAGATGACGACTCAGACAACCGCAAGCAGTGGGTGCGCTGGGCCAAGCAGAAGGGGCATCGGGCGCAGGCGGTGGAGTCGGTGTTTGAGGCTGTGGATCTGGTGGCTGACTATTACGTCCTGGACATGTCAGCGGTGGGTGATATGTTGCGGATGCACGCGATGTACAGTCCCATCTGTAAGCTGGCTGAGTTGCATCCGGGAGCTGGGATTATCATCCTGTCGGCGTGCTCAGAGAATTCAGTTCGTGGCGTGATTGATGACGTGGCGGCACACATCGACGGGCTCCGGATTGAGTACGGTGGATGGGGACCGTTCGAGGGTGTGGAGAAGGCGCTGGCGAAGCTGGAGCCATATGAGGAGGACTTCTGATGGACCATCCAATGGCACATGGGAGAGCGGAGAGGAGGCTGTTTGCTGAGGCTATGCTGGCGGTTCGTGCTCTGTTTGCGGACATGAGCGTAGACAAGCAGCAGATCTACCAGGACCTGACGGCGTTGCAGGAAGAGATCGATGTCATGAAGGACGCACTTTTTCCATAAAATGATTTGCTTCTCAAGGCATATGGCGTATACTTTAAGTGTAAGCCGAAACCCTTTGAGGAGCTGAACCATGGCGAAACGAAACTACAGAGCGGACAACCCTGTCGTGATGTCGATTCTGAACAGTGAGCTGGTCAATGACAATGAGTTCCTGTATGACATCAAGGTCAAGCTGAATCGGTTCGGTAGTCTGAGCGAGAAGCAGGGCGCTGCGGTGATTGTAGCGGCCATCAAGAACTTCTGGTATCGGCAGAGAATTGAGCAGAGCAGGCTGGAAGAGGCGAGTGCTCCTGATGTGGTCGTGGGTAATGGTATTCAGATCACTGGTGAGGTCCTGTCGGTCAAGTGGCGCGATACTCAGTTCGGCATGGTCCTGAAGATGACTGTGCAGGATGACCGTGGCTTCAAGGTGTGGGGTTCGGTCCCCAAATCCTTGGGTGAGCTTCCGGTGGGCGCTCATGTGACGTTTGTGGCGAATGTGGTGCAGGCTGACGACAATCCGAAGTTCGGTTTCTTTAAGAGGCCGAGGCAGGCGAGGGCGTTGGCAGTCGCGTAACGATAATGGTTGCGGCGTGGGTAGTTGGTGGCGAGCTTCGGCAGTGTGGGGTCACTGCTTGGTTACCGTGGACGGACTCGAAGTCGCGTTGCGGTGGGAAGCTCGAAAGTACGGGCGTGGGTGAAGGGACCTAGTTGCCATCAGCGGAATGTTCTTTGGTATGTGCAGGGAAGTCGCAGGCTCAGGGCCGACAAAGGGAGAGTTCTACTACGCGAGGTAGCTCCTAAATCGGTCGGGCTGTCGCGGGCCAAAGCGGGACCTAAAAGCTGGTCTCGCCGTCATCTTGCCTTTATAGGTGAGGTGGGTGGGTTATTAGGTGTTTGCGGTTTCCTTGCATGTGCCAACGAACCTTTTTGGAGAATGAGCGTATGACCGTTGAGCAGAAGATTCGAACGTTGTTGGCCGAGCATGGTTTGTGGCCTGACAAGAACGTGGATGCCGTGATGAAGATCTACAAGGAGACTCATCCGGAGATCGAGGACAAGGTGTGGCAGGAGCCGCTAACGGCATATCCTCCTCAGATGATTGTGGCGATCTGGATGGGTGTGCGGCACACGGTGGTGAGGTGGATCGATGAGAATTGCCCGGAGGCATTCTATCGTCCGATGTTCACTGATGAGGAGATTCCCAATGGGTAGTGTAGTCTACTATCGATTTCACAACACGATTCAGGACATGGAGGATTGCATCAGTCATCTGGATGATGATAAGATGAGTGAAGCTGAGGACCGTGAGCGGGCGCGTTTCATTGAGCTGTGCCGACAAGTGGCAGAGGACTATCCGGAGGACGAGTGGTACGATGACGATCCTCTGGCAGATGGGCAGAATCGGGAGACGGACTGATGCGTGAGCGGATACTGGCTATCGCGGAGAAGGTCAAGACAGGGTGGGATTTGATGAGTTTCATGGGTTCCTGTGAGAAGGAGGTTATGGTGGCTCAGACCATCCAGGCGTGTAAGACTAATCTGGAGAGGCATGGTTCGGCTTTTTCGTTCTGCACATTGTATCCTGATTCTGGCACAGGGCTGATCAAAAATGGAGAGGCTTGTGTGGAGCTGAAGCAAGATGGCTACTTCGTGGAGAGTGAGTTCCAGGGACGGGCGACAATCATACCGACAGAGAAATTGCTGGATCGGCTGGAAAAGTATTTGCAACACAGCTGATTTGGTGTATGCTTTGGAGAGACGATGGAAGAGGTCGTAGAAAACGCAGTACGGTGTACAGTGTGTGGGGCCAACGCTGACAGGTATGGAGCGATCTTCATCTGTCAAGCGAACAAGGCTCATCTTGGAGATACCTTTGTTGGGATCTTCACCGACCTTACCTACCCTGAGGAGAATGAAGATGGCTAATCAGCCTACGAAACAGCAGTTGAAAGATCGGATTGTGGAGTTGGAGAAGGAGCTGCACGTGGCGAATGCAGAGCGAGCGTCGGCGCAGAGTGCTCTGGAGACAGCACGCTGTAATCTGGTTGATTTGGATAGGCGTCTGATTTCACTGGAGCGAAGGGCTGAGGATATGGGCATTATCCAGGAGAACCGAATTGCCCAGAACCAGTCGCTCGGTGTCTACCATGCGATTACATCAGGTCAGGTCAGTCAGTCGGCAATCTCTTTGTTGCTCATGCATCTGATTGCGACGAATCCCAAGGAATTTGTGAGTGCGGTAAAGAGAGCGGGACTGGGGAATTTCTTCCTCAATCTGACTTCGGATCTGGAGGAGCGGATTCTTGCGGAGCTGAGAAGTGGGCGCAAGATTCCGGCAATCAAGTTGTATCGTGAGGCCACACATGCGGGCCTGAAGGAAGCCAAAGAGGCGGTGGAAGCCATCGGTGAGCGGAATGGCATTCCTCGTCCGAAACCTGTGCGTTGAGGAGATGTGAGATGGCGATTCTGTGGGGTATCTTGTTGGTGATTGTGATTCTGGCCGTGTTGCCGTATGCCCTTCCGATGGCAGCGTTTCTGCTGGCTTTGTGTGCTGCGGTGTTAGCGTTTGTGGCATGGATTGTGTTTACGGTGATCGGTGGTGCTCTGAAGGCCGTGGGCCGGTTTCTGAAGCGGATTGGGGCTTTTCTGAAAGGGAACCGATGAAGCTGGATGAGAATACTCCGGGTACGATCCTTCTGGGTGTGGCGATAACCCTGCTGGTGCTGTCTATCGGATCAATACAATGCCGTATGGGGCTCCATAGCTCGCCTAAGCGGTACGAGTTGAAGGAGGGGGCACCGGAGGTCCCTCAGTGGGAGATCGTGGAGCAGGAGGGCATACGGAGGCTCCTGGACCCTAATGGTACGGTGATAGGTGAGATCGAGGTGCAGAAATGAAGTGTGCCGTGATTATGAGCGACTTGGGCGGTGGAGACTACTGCTTCCATCTGGTATCTGAGGCTTTTTTCCAGAAAATTGAGTCTCTCCCAGCTGGCTACAGCTTCGGCAAGTGGTGCTATGAGGTTCGCTGCATGGTGGGAGAGGCGTTGGAAGAGGAAAGTCCTGAGATTCTTCTGAGTGCCTACACACAGAGTGGCGTGTTGGAGCATGTGAAGGATGGTTCACAGCCTGTTGAGATCATAGCATTCTTATCCTTGGGAGATTGAGATGTGGTATGGACTGGTGGCTGATGGTGTGTTGCAGTGCGTGCAGTGGTTTTCTCGTGTTCCGTTGATTTGGGATTTTCATTGCGGGTCCACTGGTGGCGCAGCGAAGTACGATGTGGTGGAAGTCAATCCTGTAATTGTCGGGCGCGTGCCTGACAGCGTGTGAGGAGAATGAAATGAGACGATTGCTGTGTGTTCTGATTCTGGTGGCGCTCGGTGCATGTGGTTGTGCGGGCATCGGGGCTGACAAGCAGGCGACTGTGGTTCCTGACTCAGTGACTGTGGGCTGGGCGCAGGAGACGTATCGTGGAGATCCGGATGCGTGGGAGGGCTTCACCTTCTCCGCTACCTGGGAGTTTAAGCCGAGGAGTAGCCGATGAAGTTGCTCTATTGTCCGCACTGTCATGGGGTTTTCAGTCTGACAGACAAGAAGTGGAAGATGTGCGACTGTGGGCGAGCCAGAGGTCGTTACATGGATGATCTCCAGGCAGTCTACAGTGGTGGAATCCCGTTGGGGTTCAACAATTTCACCTTCGTGCCAGCGTTGCGAGAGCAGCCTGAGAAGGGGTTGGGGCGCAGGTTTGAGGCGTTCGTGATCCCGAAGCACTGTCCTACAATGGAGAAGATCGATGCAGAATGTGGGCCTGAGGAAGAAGATGGTCCTTGGGCTGAGGGTTGGGAGAAGCGTTCCGGGAATCCCGGAGAAATCGAAGACGATTCAGTGGGAGAAGAAAAATGAGAAAGTTCGCTGTGATTTTTGGTTTGTTGCTGATCCTGGGTGGGATCGGTCTGGTGTTCTGGCTGGGCATCTATGTCATGTTGTATGGTGGCATCATGGCAGCGGTCACGAACTGGGGTGTCAACAATTCGGCGGTGGTGTGGGGCATCATCCGGGCGGTTTTCTTTGAGTTGGGGATGATTCCTGGCTTCATCGTGGTGCTGGTGGGCAAGGCGTCAATCGCCTATGGGTGCATGAGTCGGATGGAGCGCGCGTTACATGACCGATTGATGACTATTCATCGTAGTCGCTGATTTTGGTGAACAATCGTGCGTTTGAGTTCGTAGGAGTGGTAGTATGGGAGTTTTGGGGCCGGTTGTGATTGTGGTTGCGTTCATTGTGCTACTCTTTTCTATAAAAAAGCTAGTGGATGTGATCAGGTCTACAGAGCAGATTGCGGACAATGCGAATTTGACTATTCAGTATGTCACGCTACTGCATGAGTATGGGGTGGATTCTGAGGAGTCACATCAGATGAAGCTTGGGCAGCATGACAATGCTACATTCTTGCATCGGGCTAAGGTGCTGGACATGGTGTTCCGGGAGAAGAACCGGGTGACGGAGCGTGTGGATCATATGTGGGAGGGTAAGTGATGTTGTTTGGACCCATCGACCCTAGTTGTGGTGATGAGAATAAGGCTCCGCAGAAAGTGATCCATGATCCTTCTCCGTATGAAATGGAACAAGTCAATGGAGCCCTGAACAAGTGCTGCATATTCGGTGCGAAGAAGGGCATCCTGATGATGGGTGAGAAGGTTTTTGAGCAGCCATGGGTGTCTATGGAGACCAGAAACTGGCTCGGTCTCTTGAAAAGTGACGTGGGTGTGTGGGAAGAAAGCACAGATCCCACCGATAGGGATCTACGTCTGGTGATGATCGAGCTGGACTACATGATGGTGATGGTGGGCTTGGAGCGAGACGCAGCAGTGGCGCGACAGGCCGATGAGTCACAGAGAAAGAGGTGACTTTGTGTGTGAGATAGAGTACAGGCGGTGGCACAGGGACAGTTCATATCGTCCCTGTGCCGCGCTGTCGAAAGGAGAAAAAGGATGAGTGAGGACATGTTTGTGGGTGACTTGACAGATGAGCTGTGGCGTGAGTACGACTGGGGCGGTAGAATCTATCGGATTGACAATCCGAAGAAGTTGTTCTTGCGTAAGGGTGGGAGCACACATCGAGTCCTTGATGACAAGGGTGTGATTCACTGTGTTCCTACCGTGGGTAGCATGGGTTGTGTGCTCCGATGGAAGAATCGGGAAGGTACTGATCCAGTGAAGTTCTAGGGGGTGTGGTGTTTAACGGTCTAGCATATCTGGCTTCCAACCAGAAGGTGCAGGTTCGATTCCTGTCACCCTCATTAGGAGATGACGATGGATTGGGAATGGTGGTGGATTCAAGTGCTCAAAGGTCTAGTACCTCTGGAGGTGTATAATCGTGCAAGAAGAGCTGAAGCCATTAGAGTTTCTAACGAATCTGGCCGAGGTACGCGAGGAGATGGAGCGTCAGATAGCACGGATGTTTCACATTGACGCAGCTCTACTATCTGGCGGTGATCCATTTGGTGAGCCATCCTATGTGGAGGCTGAGCGGATTCGTCGCAGATCAATACAGGAATTGAGGAGGCTTGGGGATGAGATTTCGCGGTGACTATGCATTCTTGAGTAACTTCTATGCCGCATCTTTTCGGTGGGAGTGCAGGCGCTGGCCTACTGTGGAGCATGCATATCAAGCTGCGAAGAATCTGAAGTATGCGGATCTCATTCTGGAGTGTGAGACTCCAGGGGAGGCAAAGCGCTTGGGTGGTCAGTTATCTCTGAGAGAGGATTGGGAGGAGATCAAAGTCCATGTTATGCTCTCTTTGCTGCGCGCGAAGTTCTATTACAATCCTGAATTGGCTGAGAGGTTGAAAGGGATTGAGGAGTACATCCAGGAGGACAATACTTGGGGAGATACGTTCTGGGGTGTTTGTGAAGGAGTCGGAGAAAACATGCTGGGAAGGCTTTTGATGCGGGTGCGCCAAGAGCTGTTGATTCAGGAGAAGAGATGAAAGACCTTGAACTGTACATCCCTGTGGGGATTGTGGCGAGCGGGAAGTCTACAGCGTGCCGGAAATGGGCTGAAGAGCATGAGGCTGTGATCGTAGAGGCTGATGCACTTCGGACGATCTTCCATCACAAATACATCTATGATCCGAAGACGGAAGGTGTGATTTGGAATGTGATGTTGGCGGCGACATCACAGTGGCTGGACCATGGGATCAATGTGGCGGTGGATGATGCTGTGTTGTTCTTGAAGAAAAAGGATCGGATTCTATTTACACAACAGCTTGCATTTGAAACACGGAGGCCCTATCGCGTGACATGGGACTTCCTGCCCTTGCCGACAGACGAAGAGGTGGCTGAGCGACGTGGGAAAGAGGGCCGTGGTTATTCTGTGGAAGAGTGGGTAGAGGTGGCGCAGAAGCAAAGAGGGGAGTTGGAACGTGATTGATCCGAAGATGATACATATGGCGTTAAAGCCATTCTTGTTTGAGAATAATACGAAAGAATTGCGCGCTGAGATGGTGGAGGTTCTGGAGGAGCTTGGTGCGGGTGTTATGGCAGAGGATCGTACTACAGAAGAGATGGTGAATCATGGGGCAGTGCAGTTTCGAGTGACAGACGGGTTCAAGTCTTATGATGTGACATATGGTCCCGGTTATCCGCATTTTCAAACAGAGGAGATATGATGGACGGCGATGTGATGACAGTCTGCAATGACTGTGGAGATGAGATCCTGTTGAGGGAGGCTGAGTCATGCTCTGAGTGTGGGATCGATCTGTGTTCGGCGTGCCTCAGTGGTGATATGTTGTGTGCGGATTGCACAGCGGAGGCTGAGGAAAATGATCTGTGTGATGGGTGTGGGGCTGAGATCTTCTCTTACGATCCGACTACAGAGTGTCCGAAGTGCTTCGCCATGGTGGGACCATGTTGCTGGTGTGATGTTGAGGAGATGTGTCGCTACTGTTTGAATGAGGAGGAGTGACGATGAGAGTGTATGTGAGTCATCCGATCCGTGGTTCGTTGGGCGCAAAGGCGACAAAGGATGATGAGCTGGCCAACATGCAGCTGGCTATTGAGTTCGCTAAGCAGCTTCGGGTAGCGTTCCCAGAGGTGGATTTCTATGTGCCAGCAGAGCACAATGAGTTTGTCATGACTGCGTTCTTTGAGCACGATCTGTCTGAGGACGTGGTCTTGAAGACGGATATCATCATCCTCAAGAAGCGTGACTTCATCGTGATCTTTGCCCCTGAGAGTTACATTTCAGGTGGGATGAAGCGTGAGATCGATGCAGCGATTGAGGCCGGGATTCCGGTGGTCTACTGTGAGACAGTGGATGATATTCCTCGTTTGAGGCCCGTAATCGATAGATTATTGGCAAAATCTGAGAAATAGGCGAACTTTTCTTGCATCCATGCGTAGTTGAGTGTATACTTTATGTGACGGAGCATGGCTCAACTGGTAGAGCGCGCGGCCGATAACCGCGAGATTCCTGGTTCGATCCCAGGTGTTCCGATTCCACCTAGGGAGTAACCGAAAGGTTGGTGACCAGTGGTGGACTGGGGACGGCTGATTAGGTTACTCTGATTTGAAAAGTGAATACACAGGTCCTTGGTGTAACGGTAGCATCTGCGGTTCCAACCCGTAGGGTCAGAGTTCGAATCTTTGAGGATCTGTTGGTGCCAGCTGAGTATCCGGCTGGGTTCGATCACTGCTTGATCGAGTATCGCCATTTTTCTGTCGAACGGAAATGGGACGAGCTTGTTCGGGAAGGATACATAGGCTCTGTGTAGGCAAGCTTGGTATGTCGCTCGGTTTGGGGCCGAGAAGTCGCTGGTTCGAATCCAGCCACAGAGATTGACTGGGTGTAGGGCAGTTTGGTCAGCCTACTCGGCCTGGAACCGAGATGTCGGTGGTTCGAATCCACCCACCCAGATTAGCAGCGGGGTGGAGCAGTGGTAGCTTAGCAGCTTCATAAGCTGAAGGTCGCGGGTTCGAATCCCGCCCCCGCTATTCGTTGGTCTTCCAAGTAGGTGACATGAAGACATCTGGCCCAGCCATCGTGGAGTCCTCCCTGCTGGGGAATAAATGAGGACCAAGAGACCTACAATTGTTTCTTTAGATGCGATGATGCGAAAGGAGACAGGTATGAATCAGGAAGTGGCAGAAGTCGGTGTACTCGTTGGGCGATTCCAGGTGGATGAGCTGCACGAGGGACACAAGCAATTGATCAACAGTGTGGTGCGGAAGCACGAGAAGGTGCTCCTGTTTCTGGGTCTATCTCCAGCGAGGGTGACGCGCAATAACCCACTGGACTTTGAATCCCGGAAGCAGATGATTCTCAACGGGTATCCGAACGTAAACGTATTGTATATCAAGGACGTGCCTTCGGATGACGTGTGGAGCAAGAACCTGGACCAGCAGATCCGAGATCTAGTCGGGCCGATGGCGACGGTGGTGCTCTACGGAGGACGTGAATCCTTCATCGATCACTACACAGGGAAGTATGACACGGAAGAAATCGAGGAGTCGGTGTACCAATCAGGGACCATAGTGCGGAAGAAGCTTGGCGCTCATGTCAAGTCACATCCATGTTTCCGTGCGGGCGTGGTCTGGGCAGCATACAATCGGCATCCGACAACATTCCCCACAGTGGACGTGGCTATCTGGAATGAGGCGTGTACTCATCTTCTGGTGGCGAAGAAGCCCAATGAGCAGCTGTATCGTTTCATCGGTGGTTTCGTCAGTCCTGGGGAATCCTTGGAAGCAACATGTCGCAGGGAGGTCGCGGAAGAGGCCCATATCGAGATCACAGATCCTCAGTATGTGGGCAGCTGTCCTATCGATGACTGGCGGTATCGTCGGGAGCTGGATGGCACAGTGACAGCCTTTTTCCAGGCCAAGCACATGTTTGGCAGACCCTTGCCGGATGATGATATTTCGGAGCTGGCTTGGATCGAGGTGGAAGGTTTGAGAGAGAAGATCGTTGAGGAGCATCGTCCGTTGTACGACATGCTCATGAATTCCAAATAGATGCGTTGATGCAAAGTTTTGGAGGACAGAACTATGAGAAAGAACATCATTCAGACGACAGACAGTTACAAGTTGGCACATTGGCAGCAGTATCAGCCGGATACGGAAACGGTCTACAGCTACTTCGAGGCTCGTGAGGGTGCGGAGTTCGATTCGACTGTGTTCTTCGGCCTTCAGTATCTCCTGAAGGAATACCTGGAGGGCATGGTTGTCACCCAGACGAAGATCGATGATGCTGAGCTGTTGGTCGAGCAGCACTTGGGCAGCAAGGATCTGTTCAATAGAAAAATGTGGGAGCACATCTGGTTCGCCCATGACGGCAAGCTTCCGATCCGGATCAAGGCAGTCCCTGAGGGTACGGTCGTTCCGGTGGGCAACGTCATGATGACGGTGGAGAACACGTGTCCGCACTGTGCGCCACTGACGAATCACCTGGAAACTCTTCTGTGTCACGTGTGGCATGCTTGCACGGTGGCTACGTTGAGCCGTGAAGTCAAGAAGATGATCAGTGTTTTTACAGAAAAAACCGCAGACAACGATGGGGCTCTGGACTTCATGCTCCATGACTTCGGATTCCGTGGTGTCTCCAGTGTCGAGGCTGCGGCTATCGGTGGTCTCGCACACCTGATCAACTTCAAGGGGACGGATACGGTTGCGGCGCTCGTCGCGGCACAGGAATACTACGGTCACGAGGGTGCAGCTGGCTTCAGCGTTCCGGCGACGGAGCACAGCGTCATGACTTCCTTGGGGCCGGATGGTGAAGAGAGGATCATCGGGCAGCTCCTGGAGGCGTATCCTACAGGCATCCTGAGTGTGGTGTCGGACAGTTTCGATATCTACAACACCGTGGAGAATATCATCGGTGGAACCTATCGTGAGCAGATCCTGGAGCGTGACGGTGTGTTCGTGGTGCGTCCTGACAGTGGAGATCCGGTGGAGACGGTGCTGCGATTGCTGGCGATCCTCTGGGAGAAGTTTGGTGGCTCACTCAACAGCAAGGGTTACAGGGTCATCAATCCGAAGGTCAAGGTCCTATGGGGTGATGGGCTGGACAAGCAGAAGATCGAGGAGATCCTGGTGGCTATCACGGATGCGGGCTGGAGCGTCGAGAACATTGCCACGTTCGGCATGGGCGGTGGGCTACTCCAGAAGATCAATCGGGATACCCAGCGGTTCGCGTTCAAGTGTAGCGCCCAGAAGCGTGACGGCACGTGGTACGATATCTACAAAGATCCCATTGATGGCAGCAAGGCGTCTAAGCGTGGGCGTCTGAAGCTTCTCCGTGGGGTCCATGGGTTCAGTACCGTGCAGCAGGATCGTGGTGGTGAAGATCAGTTGGTGACTGTCTTCGAGAACGGCGAAATCACAAAAGAATGGAATTTTGAGGGAATTCGCGTTCGGGCGCAGCTGTAACAGCGTATAATAAGAGTGGGAGGTTCAATGTGAGCCTCCCTTATCCTGAACTGAATTGAGAGGAGATTGCAATGGTGGGCGTTCTATTGGGAGCATTCTTTTTGCTGTTCATGTTGGCTTGTGTGTTGGCAGCACGGCACATGAATGATCTACAGAGGGAGGTCCAGGTGCAGGATGCGATCATTGAGGACATGCAGCGCGTGGCCGTGGTTCGTCAGAGGCAATTGAATACGTTCAAGAATCGTCTCTTCAAGGAGTTGATAAAGAAGGCTGAACTGGATGAGGCCCGTATCATGGGTTTGGTTGATACGGAAGTCGATCTTGTCAATTCGTTGGCGGCATTGCAGGGTATCGTGCAGCGTAATGAAGGATACATGATCGAGTTGGCGCATGGTCACAACAATCTGGGTGAGATTACTGGAGTGACTGTCAGTTGCCAAGCACGATTCGGACATAAGTTCGAGTGCGTGAACATCCTGATGGGTTCGGATGAGCCGGTGTATGAGTTCAAGTGTTCGGTGTGTGGTTTGACGAATGCGGTGGAGGATTCTCTGCTGACGGCGAAAGAGAAGAAGATGGCTCAGAAGTACATCGATTCGTTCCAGAAGCCGAAGAAGAGCATCAAGAAGAAGAGAGGCCAGAAGAATGGGTAGGACATACCGTCGCGGCAATCGCCGTGATCAAGGTGGTGAGTGGGGTGGATCAAGGCCCAAGAGTAAGAAGGGACACAAATCGGAGCGTGCGAAGGTACGCAAGGCATTGAGGCAGGGCGATGATCCGACAGAGATCGACTGATCGAAATCGCGGAGCTGATCCTTCATCAGGATCAGCTCCGGTTTGCTCACCAGCTCTAATACGCTGGTATCTTGAACTGGAAAGAGAAGAGGTTTTGAAGAGGAGGAAGAAGGATGCCGTACATAACACAAGAGAGCCGTCCTGAGCTGGATGCAATTGTGGACCAGTTTCCGGCGTTGGATGATGGGCAGCTGAATTATGTATTCACGAAGCTGACTCATCGGCAGGTGGAGAATCGCGGGCTTCGGTATGTGAACCTCAATGCCCTGTGTGGTGTGTTCACGTGTGCCTTGGCTGAGTTCATTCGCCGGGTGGTGACTCCGTATGAGCAGAAGAAGATTGCGGAGAACGGTGGCGTGTCTGAAGTGGATGGGGATCTGCTGTGATTTCGTCTCGTGTAGTGGGCCTGCTTGTGCTAGGTCATTTTTTGGTGATTAGTAAGATCGGCTTGGAGCTGCTTTCTCAGATACTGAATCAACTAGAGCTTCTATTTGGAAAGGGCTTTTGATGACGCGACGTGAGATGTTGAAGATGGGACTGATCGTAGCAGCTATCCCGGTGGGTGCCAACATGGTGTGGAAGAGATCATCCTTCTATCGTCGGTCTCAGATTGTGAAGCGGACACACTTATTGCTGGACAACTACATGGATGAGCCAGCGGTCAAGGAGGCTATGGCTTTTGTGGATGACGTGTTGGATCTCACGTTTTCAATTAGGCAGGAAGGTGAGGGAGAATTAGCTGAGGGTCCTGAGTTGGATGCTGCGCTAGGTGCTGTGCATTATATTGAACGGCAGTTGTCGGAGCCATTGACTGCGCGTGAGACAGGGACATTGTGTGGTGTGCATGCTTTGATCAGCGTGAACTATTCACATCAGGTGTCTGAGGATGCATTGGAGGTGTTGCGTTCCGTGGGTCTGGTGGCAAAAGTGTATCAGATGAGGCCAAAAATGCGACTGTAGGAGGATAAGATGGCAGAGGTGACAAAGGAGCTGATTACTGAGATAGCGACTCTTTGTGAGATGACAGGATGGAAGAACGATCCTAAGGGGCAGTTGGTGTCTTTGCAAGTGAAAACACGTCACATGTCCATTACGTATGGGGCGATTGTGGAACTGATGGAGCTGTACATGCTTGGTTTGGAGGACACGTTGCGAAGGTCATTTATGGATTCCACACGTGCGCCTGAGGTGAAGGTGGGGGATGTGGAAGACCTTCCAGTTATGGATTTGCGGTATGTGGATCGATTGGAAGGTGGGACATTGTTCTTCCCATCTGTGACTGAGCTGGCGGCTGTGGACGGTGTGAAGGATCGGGAGGTGGTTTGGGTGTGCAAGCGAACGGCTGCTGGTTTTTGTCGTGTTCCGCTTGCAGTTCGCGTGGAGTCAAAGGAGGCGTCGTAGGAGCTGACGAAATGAGGTGTATGGACAAGTTGTTTCTCGTGTGGTTGGGTTTCAAGTTACTGGTGGATGGATTTGGATTCATCTACATTATCATTAGATTGCGTCGAGGAGGTCTGTAATGGCGAAGAAGACAAGTACTGGTATCGAACTGTTTGGGAACCGTCTTTTGGTGGAGTACATCAAGCCGGATGAGAAGTCCAAGGGTGGCGTGTTGCTTCCTGGTTCGGTGCGTGAGGGCAGCTTCAAGAAGGCGACGGTGCGAGTTGTCGGGCAGGGGACGGCGATGGAAGATGGCACGTTCATCGATCCTATCGTGAAGGTGGGTGATGAGATTCTTCTCCCTGCATCGACTGGTGTCGCGGTGGATATCGGCACGGATAAGCTGCATTTGGTCAAGGAGACAGATATCATTGGGATTCTGAAATGAGAATCAAGAGCAAGATCAAGACAGATGCAATGCGGAAGGCCATATTGGCAGCTACGGCATCTGCATTGGGTCCCATGTATGATCCGTCAAAGGAAGATGAATACGTGCAGCTATTCATCGATCATTTCTTGCATCCTGTCAAGTGTGCATTCCAGGAGACCGATTGGTCTAAGGCTAAGATTGTCAATGGTTTGAGGAGACGATTGAAATGAGAGTGAATATGAAGAGCCATGCACGAGTGAAGTTAGAGACAGTGGATGCTGGGTCTGCTTTTGTGGCGGCTGGTCATCGCCAGAAGTTGATGCAGGTCCTGGATTTGACTGTCACAGATGAGTTCACACATCAGCCGGTGCTCCGGAAGGACATGGTCTATGTGTGTTCAGTGGAGACAGGTGTAGTTGAGGCACTACCTAAGAACCTTGAGGTGGAGCTGAGAGAGGTGGAAGTTTCAGAAATCTGACAAATTTCCAAAAAACAGCGAACATATTTTCTGTTGTGGCGTATAGGTAGTATCTGCGATGACGGAAAAGGTCTGTTTACGGAAGGTGGACATGCGAAAACACCTGAAATGTGACGTTAGAATCGAAAGAGCCTTGAGTGGGGCTCTTTTGTTTTTATAGAAAAACAGGTCACATTCACATCGGAGGAGCAACCATGAGTAAGCGAATCGCATCACTTGTCCTGTTGATGATCATCGTCATTGGAGGGAATTTGGGGTATGTGAACTGGGGGATGATGAAGCACCGTGAGCGCATGAACAACATCGAACACCAGTCCTATGGTCGGGACATGCAGTTGCGGAATGGGCTTCAGCATTTGAATCATGATTGGAGTTCACGTGTCACAGCTTTTCGTATGCCTTCTGTTGTGGCTGTGCTTACAGAGTATACTCATGTCAATCCCATTACTAGAAAGCCGGTTCAAGGGTATGCGGCTGGGATGGTTATTGGAGACGGATTGATCTTGACAGCTGCACATGTAGTGAGTAATGTGCAGGCAAAGGGAGCACATGAAATCAAGAGAATGTATATTCGGTTCTTTGATGGGACAGTGCGAGACGTGCTGAAAGTGGCTCACCCATATGGGGATTGTCCGGATGTGGGGCTCATTTGGTTTGATTCAGGGGGCCTGGATCTGCATCCGGTTACTACATCAGAGTGGGATCAGGAAGTGGTTCAGGGCGAGCCGGTCTTATTGATGGGCACACCAAAGAAAAATGAGCATTCAGTTTCATCTGGCATCGTGAGTTGTGTGAATCGTTTGGATATGGGGCCATACGATTTTATTGATTCATACATTCAGATTGATGCACCAGGGAATCAAGGGAATTCTGGTGGTCCAGCTTTCGATAGGGATGGGAACTTCATTGGGATGTTCGTGTGGTTGTTTGTGCAGCATGATGGCCTGTGCTTTTTGGTGCCAGCGGATCGAGTCCTGGAAGGCATCCTATCATGTGAAGATCCAATCGAGTTGCCAGTGGGAGTGTCCGGATGAATAAAGCACAGATGCGTCTCTTGGAAGCGGAGCAAACGTTCCGAGGGACACGATACGATAATGTAGTGACCGAAGCTTCTCGACTCTATGCAGCCGGGAAGCTATCGGCATGTCTAGAGAAACTGGAGCAATTGCCAACTGAGGCACAGCTTCTTAAGCAGCTGATGGAGAAGTTGAAGGGCAAAAGTGTTCATACCACCTTGAAGCGTTTGGCCAAGGGTCACGGTGTGGGGACAGTGACAGAGGCGGTTGCCACAACTTCTTTGTTGACTCATGCTTTGTTGGAGATTAAGCAAGGGAACTGGGAGTACAAGAAACTGGCCATCTCTATCCTGGAGAAGGCTACCGACAAAATCTATGGATTGGAGAGGGACTGATGGATAACACGAGTGGATCTCACTATGATCGTTTGCTGGCTCAGGTGCAGGAAGATATGGGCATGTGCCCTGTGGACTCAGAGAAGGAGATTCGTATTGCTTTTGAGAATACGGACATGGGCCGTTCGCTGGATATCAATGAGTGGGACGTGGTCTATGAGGGCGATCAGTGGTGGATCGTGGCAGACAATGGTTCTCAGTGGTCTGTGAATGAAACGGAGAATGCGGAGGCTCCGTTTCAGTTTGATCTAGTCGAGGAGACGAACGAGAGTCAAGTCGATGAGGAGGAGATGGATCAGGATGGCGCTGAGTATGCCGTCGATGAGGATCAGAAGGTGGATGAAGAGGAAGAGAAAGACGAGGAAAAGAAGGATAAGGAAGAGGGAGGGTCCGGAGGGCTGAAGGGAACCATAGACGATCTCTACAAGAAGGCAGAGAGGAATCCGGATCGAGAAGAGAAGGAAGAGGAAAAGAAGGAAGAGGATGATACTACGGATGATTTCTTGGCAGGTGGGGACGCTGATGATGCAGAGGATGGTGATTTTGATCCAGAGCAGCTTCGTATGGGTCAGCATCATGAGTTGGAGCACACGAGTAATCCAGCGGTAGCGTTGGAGATTGCGAAGGATCATCTGAAGGGAGATCCCCTGTATTACACCAAGCTGAAGAGGATGGAGGCGGGTGAGTGCGACCATCCAGAAGACGAAGAGCTGTACAAAAAGATGGGTCGCGGAAAACGTAAGGAGGAGGCTGAATAGGGGGATAGGTCATGGGAGGACTTATCAATGCTCGGTTCCAGAAGGAGCCGAACGGTGGTATAGCTGTTAATCTCCAAGACCAAACATCGAAGGCTATTGGGTATTGGTTTCACATCGATAAGGCAACAGTCACATTGGCGTCTGGGGTAGCTGAAGAAGATCAGCAGATTACACTTCAGGCGGGGCATGGAGCGGTGGTTGGTGATGGGATAATCATCAAAGAGGGCACAGAGTACTACGAAGGGATCATTATTGGGGTGACAGTCAATTTGATTGATCTGGACACTCCGTTGGATGCAGCATTCACAGTGAATGCTGATACGCATCTTGTGAATTATGACTTGGCTGTAGATGGGACCACGGTCAAGATTGCAAGAGTCACGCCACATGCGGGCGTTCAGTGGGATGTCACACGCATTTATGTTGCGATTGCTGATGCGACTGCAATGGATGATGGGAAATTTGGTGGCATTGCGGCACTGTCAAAGGGATGTGTGTTGCGTGGCAAGTATGATGGGAACTATGTGAACATCATCAATGTCAAGACGAATCAAGATCTTGGTATGGCGTGCAATGTTCAGGAGTATCATGCGAAAGCGCCAGGTGGTGAGTACGGTTTCCGTTGTATGGTTCAGATAGCTGGTCAAGCGGCGGTCGGTGTTGCTATCCGATTGGATGGGGACAATGATCAGGAGCTTCAGCTTCTGATTCAGGATGACTTGACGGATTTGTCGAGTTTCAGGGTTCGAGTTCAAGGGCACGTGGTTGTCTAGGAGAAGGAGATAAGGATGGGTAAGAGGGACTACAGAGTAAATCAACCGATCACGGTTTTGTATCAAGCACCAAACAAAGCATCTGGAGAGACAGTTGAAGTCGAAATCTACCTTCCTAACGGGTCTAAGGATTCAAACTTTCCTGATTTCACATTGACGGAGAGAGGATCTTCTGGAACCTATGTGGGGGAATTCACTCCTGATACCATGGGCGAATGGCAGGCCATTATTCATTTGGATGATGGATCTGGACAAGTCACTAAGAGATACTCTGTCGGCACATATGATGTCACTGGAGTGGGTGTGGCTGTCGAGGACGTGGATGACAAGGTGGACATCATCGATTCAGTTGTGGATGGATTGGACACACAGATCGGTGGTATGGATACTCAATTGGATACCATGGAGGGTAAGATTGATTCGATTCAGGGCTCGGTGGGGTCAATTGATACGCCACCTATGGTAAGCTGATGCGTTAGAGGCTGGAGGGCTTATGGCTGAAAGATACCCTCCAGGTCGCCACAAGATCTACTATCGATCTACAGCATTCCAAGAAGGTGTCACGGTGACAGCATTGATGCTGAGTCCCACTGGAAAGTGGGCTCCGGAAGTGACATTGGATGATGTGGGAAATGGACTGTATCGGTTTGAGGTCGATTTCACTCAGTCAGGGACATGGGTTGGTCTTTTTGCTGAGGATGGTGAGCGAAAGTTATCGCAAAATTTCTTTGTGTGTAGAGAACGCGCACAACCTCATAGAGGTAATCTTTTGAATGGGTGAGGGACACATGGACAGTGACTACAACAGACTCCTTAGGGAAGTAGAAGAGGATGTGGACGGCTACAACGATGCAGTGTATGATGCGATAGCTCAAGACCTGGAAAACCTAGCAAACAATTTGAGTGATCAATACTACTTCGCATCAGATGTGCGCAGTGGAGACGCAGCACAAAGTGTCTATGACTGGGTCCGTGAGAACAAGCCAGAGGCGTTGGAAGGGTGGCTGAAAGATCCGGAGCATGTCATGGGTGATGATGTGATTTGGAACGCACTGGAAGCATTGAGGAAAGTCGAGCCGTGGCACAACTTCGATGAGGAAGATGCACTTGGCATGGACATTAGTGACTACGAAAATTGGAAAGCCTCTCGTGGCGATCCGAATGAGGAGTAGTGACATGAATAAGGCCGAGCGACAAGAATTGGCACGTGCGATAAACATCGGAGGAGAGTGCTTGGCTATCCCGGACACTTGTTATGTGTTGGAAGATGTCGGGGAGGAGACAGATGACATGGATGCTTTGTTGGACTTGATGCGGCTGATGCGAGTCCTGATGCGGTATCAGCAGTTTGACCTGGAAGCTACACGGCGCGAGCGAGATCAGCTACAGCATATGATAGATGGGTCAGGAGGAATCAATGAAGAGTGAACTGGTGTTGCCGGAAGACAGTGAAACAGTAGATGTGAAATCAATGACGGACGGCGAGTGGCGGGTGTACATGCACCTGACCATGAGGCAGATGATGAAGCAGTTTTCGAATCACTTGCATCACCACTGGGTGGTGACTATCATCTGTGCTTCAGCGGCGCTGGGCGGGATTTCATCGTTTGTGGTTGGACTTATGCTGTTCCTGATGCAGCGTGGATTTGGAGGATAAGACATGGCTTTGGGTGGAAATCAAATCAGTGGATCATGGATGGAACGTATCTTTTATGATGCGTTGGGCCACACCGGGAACAGCTACTATGTTCGGTTCGTCTTTAAGGGCGACAGCTCTATTTGGGATGACGTGGCAAAGGCATTGAAGAACAGTCCTACATGGGTTGACACAGCAGTGGATCTAGTTGAGGATGGGACTACAGGGCAGTTTCCAGTGGTGGTTCCGGCAGACTTACCTCAGGGTGTGTATGATGTTGTGGTCTACAGGAAGGCTGGCAGTGTGGCGGCAAATACGGACGATGTGGAGAACACATACACCTTGAAGCAGGGATCAATCTTTGGATTCTAAGGAGATTCGATGGATCGGCAAGCGTACTTTGATAGGTTGTTTTCGGTGGTGGACAGTATTCGAGAGTCACACGAGTTCCATCTGAATGAGACGGATTCTGAATGGTTGAAGAATGATATTCAAGCATTCATGAAGAAGTATGGCGTGGAAGATTGGGACAAGGCTGTGAGCATGTATTCCACTCATAATGTGCTGCCAGAGGACAAGGTACGCGCTGCATTGGGTGAGTCTGTCCTTCAGGAGGAAGAGGAGAGCGAAGAAGAGAGGCATGCGGCTGCTCAGGATACCGGAGAGAAGGATGAGGTCGATGTGAAGGATGACAGTGATCCGGACAAGGAAGCTGAGTCTCCACATGATCCTACGGATGCTGAGATTGAGGATGCCTACAACTACTTCTTGAGATCTGCGAACTTGTCGTCTGATCCTATTCGAAACAATGGGAAGACAGGGGTCTCGATTGATTTCGATATGGAGTGCCCACATCGAAAGAGGGGGAAACCTTGCGGATACTGCTACGTGGAGGATAACCGTAAGAATGCACTTAAGTGGATTGAGCGTATCATGAAGCAGGGTGGGTTGTCTTTGCAGCAGGTGAAGGACAACATTGATGCGCGTAAGTGGATGCATGTGCCTGGGCCTGGATATAAGAGGGACAAGAAGACTAAGCCTATTGTGCAGGGGAAGTCACCATTTACGATGGGCGCACAGACTCCGTCCATGATTTCAGGTCGTGTGGAGTATAAGCCTGGGACGCTTCAGAGAAAGCGTAAGCTGTTCAGTCCGGAGAACATCAAGAAGTTCAATGTTTCTGGTGGTGTTCGTTTGTACTCATTCTCGGATTACAATCCAGAGGATGATGAGTCATTGGGGGCTCTGTTCAAGGATGCGGACGAGATCGGTCTACAGATCAAGGCCATTTCAAAAGATCCAGAGTTTGTCAAGAAGTGGGCTGATCGGACTGGTGTTACAAATCTGAGCGTGGATAATCTGGAGAAGGATTACGGCATTCACAGCAATTCGTTGTCATTGGAAGATGCTGTGGCATTGAAGAAGAAAAAGAAGAATGTGCGGATTCGGACAGTTGCTTTCAATCCTGAGGAAGCTATTCGTTTTGCGAAGGTTCCGGAAGTGGACATTGTGACTCCATTCCATGGTCGTGTTAATCGTCTTCCAAAGGAGATGCAGGACAAGGCTATGGACATGAAGCATGGGACTCCTGCACATAAGGAGCTGTTCAAGAGAATCAAGTCAGAGCTGTCCCCAGAAGAGAAGGGCAAGTTCTGTTGCTACACTGGGAAGTGTGACACATGTAAGGTCGGATGTGGGAGTGATAAGCGTGAAGATCCTTGTTCCATTGATTGGGATGAGATCTTGGATGATGCTCTTGGTGAGAGCACAGATTACATTTCGTATTACAGACAAGGTTGGGTGCGAGCCATGAGGCAGGATGAGGACATCATTTGTGAATCGTATGAACATCTTCTAGCGGCACACATGTTGAATGAGCAAGAAGAGGACTTCGAGGAGGAACCTGAGGCTGAAGTTGGGGCCGAGGAAGATTTCGTGGAAGATGAGGATGAGGAGCTTGCTCCTGAGGAAGAGATGCCTGAGGAAGATTTCATGGAGGACGAGGCTGAGATTCCTGTCCCAGAGGACAAGGAGTATGTGGGCAAGTCCGAGGACACACATTTCTACATGGTCCCAGAGAAGAATGATCAGGGTGAGATCATTGACATGAAGATTGTGGACCAGGAAGAGAACCAGTTGTTCTCAGCTGAAGAGAATGGGATCGAGCCTACAGATATGAGTCTGTTCTTGAACACTGTTTTCCGCGATAGTGATGTTGGTATCTCTGAGATTGACCGTCAGGTCATCGTAAAGTATATCATTCCAGCAGCTGAGCAAGAGATCGTCAATGATATGGAGGATGAGGAGGAAGAGCTGGCTGGTGATGATCTTCCTGCGGACGATCTTGGTGCTGAGGATGAATTTGCTGAGGAGGATGTGGAGGCACCTGAGGGGGAGGGTGACTTTGAGGAAGAGTTGGACGATGAAGGAGATGAGGAGATGGAGAGTCCCAAGAAGAAGAAAGAACTGATGCGTCCTATGGAGTCGAAGTTGACTGAAAAGAGAGTTGAATTTGATGGCCATGACTTCGATGTTCAGTTGGTGGATGAGGGAGCTGAGGCTACGGTCATTAGTGTGAACGGGCGAGAGTTCAGTTTCGATTCAGGGTTTGCTGAGCTGTTCCATGAGGACGGAGCTTTGACGGAATCTGGCGTTGAAGAGTTGGCAAAGGATGCACTGGCGAACTTGGGACAGGAGGAGTTTGAGGCATTGGCTGAGGCTTCAAGTGGAACCAAGGTGTCAGAGAGTGCAGAGTTCGAAGATCCTACTCGTGAAGAGATGCTGGATGCATTGAAGCCGTTGATGGATGAGGAAGGGTCTGAGTTTGACATGGAAGCGGCCATGTACTGGTATGCCAGTGACTATCACAGTGGGCAGAACAGTAATCTGTATTCGGTTTTGAGTACGTCTGAGTATTCTCCTGGCGCAAGCCATTCGTCTGTTGCGGATGATGGTGAGATGGCAGAGATGATGTATAAGGAATTGGAGGCACAGTTTGGTGGTGAGGGGTCAGAAGAGGGCGAAGAGGAACATCAGGATGAGCCTGAAGAGTATGATATCTTCTTGTCACCAGCAGGATCTTTGGGTGGTCAGACTCAGGTGAAGGCTGGAGGAAAGGTGATTGGAACTTTCAATGACGAGGACGAGGCGCGTCAAGCTGCACGTGAGTGGATGGAAGATAATAAGTTCTGGCCTCCCGTATGGGTGGTCTCAGACCATGGAAACTATCATGAGATTTCACTTGGTAGGGAGGATGAGATGGATACGAAAGAATCGAAGGTTGAGGAGCAGGGTGAATTCAAGCACGTGTATTTGGTGAAGTACCTGAAGGATGATGGGGAAGAGGCCGAGATGCGCGTTGAGGCTTTGGATGATAATGATGCGGAGAGGATGATGCTCAAGCGTAAGGGCGTTGACAAAGTGACTGCCGTGAAGAAGATTGCTGAGTCGGAAGAGGTCGAGGAGTCTGAGGGGGATAATGAGGGTAAGAATGGGTATGTCGCTTTTTACAATGGTAAGAAGATGGATATCTATGATACTTCATTGTATGGTGCAAAGAAGCAGGCAATAGCTGCATTTAAGCCTCCGAAATCTAAGCAGCATATGGTGGCTGTGGAATTGGCTGAGAAGCCTGGGGGAGAGCAGGTTACACATGTGGCGACGGAGTCTACCGAGGTGGATGAGGCCCTGTCACGGAAGTACTACATCAAGTTCGCAGAGATGATGAAGGGTATGGAGGATCGTGCTGCCGCTTCTACTTTGGCGAAGATGATGGCTGCGATGTTCAAGGAAGATAATCCACGATTTGATTCAAGTCGATTCATGGCTGCGGCTGACGTGGTGATGGAGGCAGAGGAGTCGGTCGAAGGGGCTGAGGTTGAAGAGGCTGAAGAGCCTGTGGAAGAGGAAGTAGCAGATGAAAAGTGTAAGGACGAGGTAGAGGAGGAAGTTGAGGAATCGGAAGATGCGGTAGAAGAGGGCAAGGATGAGCCTGGGAAACGTGATGGTACAGGTTCTTATCAGGGTAAAAAAGGAAAGCGCAAGGAGGCTGGAGAGGATTGTCCGATGGAGGATGAGCCTGTGGATGAGGAGAAGGACCCAGATGCGAAGGTTCGAAATCGTGGAGAGTGTGTTTTCCAGTCCACACATGAGAATGTGCGTGATGATAAGGATCACTTCCCAATCAATTCTGAGGATCAGGCACGGAATGCTTTGGCGCGTGTTGCTCAGTATGAATCAGCTCCTGCATGGTACAAGGGAACTTTGGAATCCTTGCGTGAGGCTGTGAAGAGTGCGGTCAAGGAAGCTTATCCATCAATTGAGGTTGCGGAGAAGAAGATCGAGGAGTTTGAGGAAGTCACTGAGGAAGTGACGGAATCGATTGATCCTGCGTTTTCATTGGCGAGTGAGCTTCTGGGCTTGAATGAGAGCGTCGATACTATCGATGAGATCAAGGAGGGAACGGAAGTGACAATCATGTCGAATAAGAACATGCGGGTCATTTATGAGTGTGTCAAGGTGGCCAAGGTCACGGAGCACGCAGTGGAGGTTACAGGAAATGAGGCTGAAGTGGATCAGGAATGGTATAGCTTTGACCTGTGCCAGATCTATCCAGTGTAAGTCACGATCAATAGGAGGAGAAGGAATATGTTGCTGACTGAGAGAGTACATGGGAAAGTGCAGATCGTAGAGTCGGATCGTAGCAAGCTTCCTGAGACAGTGTTGTGTCGTGTTACATATCCCATCTGCAATATCGATGAGATGAATGCGAACCGAAGGATCTATGAGAAGGCCGTTTGGGAGCGTGTTCTGGGGAATGAGGAACTTCAGGAGAAGTTGTCGAACCGGAATCTCTATGGTCACGCAGAGCACCCAGCAGAAACTCAATCAGATCTGAGGGAGACCAGTCATATCATCCATGAGATGTGGATTGATGAGAATGACGGAAAGGTCTACCAGACGGTGGATGTTCTGGACACTCCAATGGGCCGTATCGTGGATTGTCTGTTGCGTGCGGATTCGCAGGTGGGCATGAGTACGCGCGCTGAGGGTGACCTGGAAGAGGCTGAGGATGATCGTGGGAAGTTTCATCGTGTCGTGCCGGAAGCATATCAGTACAAGACAACTGACTTCACGGCTGATCCAAGTACGTTCAATGTGGCACCGATGAACGTTCGTCGCAATGTTAAGGAAACAGTGGAGCGTGAGATGGACAAGTTGAAGGAAGGTGACAAGAAGTTGGCCGAGGCCATTTTGGAGTCGGTGAGTGTTGAGGAATCAGATATCACTTTGGCAGATTTGTTCAAGGATGAGCGTCTGAAGGAAGGCGACACGTTGCACTACGGCGATCATACGGCGACGGTGAAGAGTATTGATGAGACGAACGTTTCTCTTTCTGTAGAAAAAGATGGAGCAACGTCGGATGTGGAAGTTCATGGGGACACGATTGTTGGGATCGATCCTGAGGGTATCGTGAGCGTGGTTCCTGTGGCTATGGAGCCTGAGCTTCCTGCAATGCCTGAGGAGCCTGGGAACACAGGTATGGGTGTGCCTGCCGTTGAACCTGAGGGCGAGCTGGGTGGCGAGCTGGGTGGTGAGCTTGGCGGCGAGCTGGAGGGTGAGCCTGTTGTGGAACCTGAGGATGATCTGGGAGCGCCAGAGGCACCTGGGGACATGGATGAGGAGCCTATGGGTGAGCCCGAGGACGTGGATTCCGAGATTGGGGTCGAGGATGAGGATGAAGAGGAGATGGAGGAATCCAAGAAAACTTCAGAAAATGTGACAGATTCTGAAGAAAAGAGCGAACAAAGTGCAACGGAGAGCGTAGATGATAGTGAAGCCTCCGCTTCGTCTGTCGCGGAATCTGTACGTGAGGTGACAGAGTTGAAGATCCGGGAGGCCAGCGTTCGTGCTGAACGCGATAAGGCGCTTGAAGCGTTGCACACTTTGCAGCATGTCAAAGAAGCCAATGAAAGTCACAAGAGAGTTCGTTCGCGGCTCTTGAAGCGTAATGAGACCTTGCGAACGGAAGTGGCTGGATTGCGGTCAGTTCTGGAAACCAAAGCGAAAGATGCCAGTGAGGCTGCGGCCCAGCTGGAGGAAGCCAAGACCAAGTCTCAAGCTATTGAGGAACGTGTCAATAGTTTGGATGAGGATCACAAGGCTGACATAGAAGACAGATGCAATGAGTCATTCTTTGAAGGAAGGATGGCTGTTTTGGGTGAGTATTTCGACCAGCGTTTGCGAGAGTCGAGACTGAAGGTTCACGAGAATGTCCGAGCACTACTCGGAGAATGCAGCACACTTCTGGACGTTGATGAGCTGATTGAGCGGCTTACCAAGGCCAAGAGACGGAGTGCAATTCACTCTGATCGGATCACGGAAATTGCTGTACGGAAGGTCGATCCTGAGGTTGATTCAGAACAACGACGTGTCGATGAGGAGGTCGGTGAGATCTTCGAAGGATTCGGATTTACCTCTTAAGAAGGAGTGAAGGTATGAAGCTGAAGGAAGGTTATGCGGAATTGGTGGCAGAGGAAGCTACGCTGATGGAGAACAGACGTAATCGTCTGATGAATCTCCCTCAGATCAAGCCCTATGTCAATAGCGTTGCAAAGTATGTGGAGCAGACTCAGGGTCGTCCTATTACGATGCATGAGAAGAGAAACGTTGCTCAGTGTTTGTACAACTGCATCTCTGAGTCAGCGGCCAAGGGACGGAATCTGTTTGAGACGACTACGGAAGACAACATCAGCTTCTTGGGTGTTCAGCTTCCTGTGATCGCGGCTTTGATTCCTACGTTGGTTATGAACAAGGTGGCGGTTGTCCAGGCGCTGGACCGTAGAATCGGTGCGGTGTTCTATCTTGACGTGAAGTACGGTAGCACCAAGGGTGAGATCACTGCCGGTGATACCATGCTGTCAAGTACCACTGGTCATGAGGAGAGTAAGTCTGGAAGACGTTACGCGAGAGCGAGCGTTGAGCGTGAGAGTCTGGGAACCGGCGACGGGACCTACTCAGGAACCACAGACTACAATCCTGGTCTGATCAATCTGGAGAACTGTGTTGTCGAGATGAAGGTCGGAACCACATACACCACAATCGGTACGTGTAGTGCGGCTGGTGTGTTTGCGAGCGTGTCTCCTTACACTGTCAGTGGTACGATCACTGCGGCTGGTGTGTACAGCATCACGGTTTCGGGTGCGACTTCTGGT